GCGCATCGAGAAGCAATCAACGCAGCTGAGCGCATGGCACGCATCCAACGCCGCGATGCCGCGGTCCCCGTGTAATTAGTGGGGAGCTTTTACATGGCCTATCCCCCTCAGCAAATTACAGGCCGCCAGGCTGCGGTTGTCGGGCGTCATGTTCGTGCAACTCTTTAATTGTTGACTCCGCACGGTCACCTGTTCGATACTGACCGCACGAACAGCAACGGGGGCGAACGCATGAAGATCAGTGAAGCGGAGTGGGCCAAGCGCAAGGCGGCCAGTGCAATCAGGCGCAAGGCAGCACGCGCCGCATGGAAGGCAGCGCATCGAGAAGCAATCAACGCAGCTGAGCGCATGGCACGCATCCAACGCCGCGATGCCGCGCCCGCAGCGGCCACGTGTGAGTGGTGCGCCGCTGCCTTCACCACGTACGGGCGCAACCCAGGCCGCGATGCCAGCCGCTTCTGCAGTCGCGCATGCGGCTTTGATTACCAGCGCACCATGCGGGCGGTAGCTAAGGCCGCGCGGTCCGAGCGCCTTTGCCTAGAACGTGAGGCCGCTGCGGTAGTGCGGCGCGAAGTGGCCGCTCTGTATCGGATCGCCAAGTACAAAGAGAAGCCACGCGTGTTTCGGCATCCCTGCAGCCAATGCGGTGGCTTGATGACTGTTAGGCGCAATGGCGGGCTTCACCGCGTGACGTGCGACGATTGCAAAACCGATGCGCGGTGGCATGGGAGACAAACCTACCGTGCGAAGCGCAGGGCTATCACGCGGGGCGCTACCGCCGAGGACATCAACCCCATTGCGGTATTCACCCTAGCGGACTGGCATTGCGCTCAGTGCCGCAAGTCAACACCCAGGCGCCTACGCGGCAAGCCGCATCCGGATGCGCCGGAGCTAGATCACGTCATCGCGCTGGCGAAAGGCGGCACGCATACGTTGGGAAACGTCCAACTGCTATGCCGCGCCTGCAACCAAGCAAAAGGTGCCAGCTAATTACTGAACTCTGTCGTTTCGCTTTGCCTATTGACGGCGCTGTTAGTAGTGGTATCTTTGAACCATCAAAACGCCACAAGAGACCGCATGCCGTGAACAAGCTCTATTGCGTTCGCCTTACCGCAATCAAACCCGGCACAACCGAACGGCAGACGCTGATTGTCAATCAGGTTGTCGCCGAGCATGCCGAACAGGCGCGCGATCTCGCAATGATGCGCGTCTGCGAGCACGATTCGCGCATGCACAACGCTGATATCCGTTTCGTTTCCGCGCGCCGCACCGATGACGCATTCTGGAGCACAAAGTAATGAGGACCCAGACATTCACAACCGCGAACCATGAAGCCGCTGCAGCTGCAGCGCTGGCCGCCATCCGCGCACGTTGCGGCGTGGCGCACGTCGTCAACTGCCGCGGCTTCAGCGAACTGCGCATCATCCACGATCCGGCCGCCAGCGCAGTGACCGCGTACATCGGCTCGCTGGCCAACGCCACGCTTGAACCCCTCACCGACGCGCCGCACACCGACGGCTCGCACGTCACCCTCGACGCCCGCAACGTCGACCACTGGAGCCGCAATCATGGCCGCTGATACGCAAGCGGGGACGTACCGCGTGGAGGTGCGCCGCAACGGTGTTTTTATCGTCTGCAAGCGTGGCGCCGTCGCGGAGATGTCCGCAGGTTCACAAGCAACGCGGGAAAGCGATGCCGCACGCATCGTTGCCTTGCTTAACTCGCAGCCATGACCCCGCGCCAATTCTGGTCCCGCTACATCCTGACCATGCTCGCGATCCAAGCGGGCACGGCCGCCGCAATCTATCTTCTGAGGGTTTTCGCATGAGCAAGCTTTTTGACATCGCACGCGCTGCCGGTCTCGACCCGTACCAGTCGCGCGCCTATTTCAGCAACGCGACAAAGGAAGCCACGGCGCTGGCCGCCGGCCGTACCCATTATTTTGAGCCCGACACGCTGCGCTATTTCCACTCGCGCATTTCCCGCGTCGCCATCGCAGCGGACGGCATGGCGCTGGTCACGCTGGAATCGGCCAGTGCGGATAGCGGCAACACGCGGCGCGGCTACCGCGTCAACGTGCACGATCTGACCGGCACCGTCGTCAACGATCGGCAGGACGTGGATAGCCTGATCGCCAGCAAGGCCGCTGCAGACAAAGCGTTCCACGCGGCCGTAGCTACCGCGGATCTTCGCGCGCTGGAAATTCTGGGAAAGGCGATTAACCGCGAAACGTCGCGCCACGCCCGCGCGCTGGAAGACCTGAAGACCGCGCGCAAGGCGCTGGCAAAGGTGCGCAAGTGATCCGCGCGCGCCTAGTCCGCGAAGTTTCACCCGGTGTTGTGCAATTCGTGCGCTACATCGGTCCCCTTTCCCGCGTGCCCGCCGGCTGGACTATCGTCGCACGCAAACCCGCCTGGAGTAACTGAATCATGAAACGCACTGAGTACCTCATCTGCAACGTGAAGGGCTTTGAAGAATCCCGCGTACTCTACGCCGACATGGCCGATAGCGTCGCCGATCGGTTCAACGCCGACCCCGCGATGGCAAAGGGCGCCCCTTACGTGGTTTGCCCGGTGACGGAAGACGCCGCGTACGGTGTCGCGGAATGATCGCCTTTCACGTCGAACGCCTGCCCGGCGGCCATTGGTGGCGCGTGGTCGATAACACCGGCCTCGCTTGGACGCGCGACTTGCCATCCGCTCGTGAAGCCTTCGCCGCACTGCGCATCTTGCGCGCTATCGCACATTCACCGGAGTAACTGGTATGAACAGCCTAGACCGCTTTTACGTCCGCATGCGCTTGTCAAAGCAAAACGGATCGACGCCCGCCGGGACGTGGTGCGTTCTTTCCGACAAAGGGCGCAGCACTTGGACGCGTAGAACCGCCGCGCGCAAGATGCGCGAAGTGAGCCGTGACCCTAAGTTCACCGATCATTATGACGCGTTCGAAATTGTAGCTAACTAGCAGTTCACCAGGTTCAGCCGCTCGCATGATGCGGACGGCTACGCCGGGCGACTTGCCCGCTTAACGAGGAGTATCCGATGGAAGCTGCAGCCAATTGGCGCGCGCCAACCGTGCCGGAAGGTGAGATCCTTTTGCACGACGAGCCCGGCCGCGTGCTGGATCAAGATTCATATCGCGTCTGCTATAGCGCGTATCACTACCGGCTCACCCAGGCCGGAAAAGGCGGGCGGCTCATGTTGCGCGTGAAGCATGGCGGCGGGGAAGAGTGCCAAGGTCTGGGCTATCCGAACCCGCAGAACTTGGCGGCCTTTGCCGCGCTGGACAGTAACGGCCGGTTTATCCTTTTTCATATGCTGCGCACCGCGGGCGCCGATGGCGCTAAGCATGCGGCCGCCAGCGTCCGGCATGAGTACGCGCAAGCGTTCACGGATGGCCGGCTGCGCAAGCGTAAAGAGCGTGGCGTGAACCGCGTCAAAGTCTGGATTGAACCGGCCGCCAGTGCAGCCTAGGGACTGACCGCCAGCCGCTGCGCCTTGCACCAGGGCGCAGTTACGGGCGATCCGTCCCGCTGCAATGGGAGTGCATACCGTGCACCTTTACCGCGTCAACTACTCGCGAGCCGACGGCCGCGCGAGCGCTTGCACATATGCCACCTGGAGCGCGGAACAGGCGCTTGTTTTGCACGCGCGGTGCCATCCGTGCGAACCGGCGCAAAGCGTGGAGTGCTTACCGTGAAACTCAGATTCTACTACTGCGGTTCGGTCGATTCCGTGCGCGCTGCTTGGGAAGCCCGCCTTCAGGCCAACGTGTCTATTGCGGACTTCATGCGCGAGGTACGCGTGGCGGATAACGCGTGGCGCGAGTACCTGGAGCTGCAGCCATGACCGCGCCTGCCTACACAGTCACCGGCTATCGCTATGCCAAGGGCAAACAATGCGTGCGCCCGGTTCCCGACGGTAGCGGATGGAAGACGCGAGCCGCGCGCCTGGCGGAGGCATGCGGCGGCCGATGGGTGCACCGCGCTGGCGGGTATCTGCTATCCGCCGCTGGCGTCGCGCGCTTCGAACGCCTATACGTGGAAGGATGGGACGCGAACGGATTCACCGGCAAACTGGAGCCGCCAGCATGACGCGCGCGGAGTTCCGCCTTGCGTATCGTGAGGCGCGCAAGGTACACGGCTTTATTCGAGTCTTCGCGCAACGCTTGCCCGACTGGCCGTGCTGCAGCCTCACGGATCTGGTTTTCCTTCCGGCTTGGCGGGCGGCATGCCGCTATGGTGATCCGCTGAAATTCCCGCCGTACCGATGGGCCGACGGCCGCTATCACTCGCGCGTGAGGTAACCCGCATGCAATACCGCAAGCGTGACTTTGACGGCAAGCGCCGGCCGTTCCCGCCGATACCGGCCGGGCACTTTTTCTGCCGATCCTGCAGCACGATCCGCGCGGAAGCCGATCGATCCGCCAGCGGCAAGCGCACCCGTTGCAAGCCGTGCGCGTCCGGCGCCCAAGCGAAGAGCCGCGCGAGCAGGGCCGCCAAGGGTCTGACCAAACCCCGATCGACCAAATCAGCATCGAGCCCCGACCACCGGTGCTCTGACCAAATCAGCATCGAGCCCCGACCACTGGTGCTCTGACCAAATCAGCATCGAGCCCCGGCCACCGGTGCTCTGACCAAATCAGCATCGAGCCCCGCGTACATCCAGAGCCGGCAGTTGACGCGGCGCGGCTTGTCGAGGCGGCAGTAGCCATCGGCCCGCAGACGCCGCACCGGGACCGACGTCGACGCGACGAAGTGCCTCTCGCGTCGCACGTAGCCGGCCACCCACATAGCGCGCAAATTGACGCCGACCAATCTCGAATCGAGCCCCAGTTCCAAGGCAATCTCGGCCGCCGTGCCCGGGCCGTCTTCCAGCGCGGTCAGGATGCGGGGCCAGAGCGACATCTCACCCTCCCAATTGCGCCGCGCTATACGCGCGTGCGACTTCAGCTGCGGAGCCTAGCGCCAGCAGCGCGGGGAATGATTCGTGCACGTAGAGCTTCGGCTTGCCCGCGTCCGGCAGCACGGTGTTGTTCACGCGGCCATTCTTGAGCGCCGGGTGTGGCCGGTAACCCAAGTTCTTCACGAGATCTTCTTGCGCACTCGGCGCAACGCGGTAGGAACTCCCAGCCAGCAACCGCTTCAGCATGACACTGGAAATCCAACCACCCTTGAAGCCCATCTCGTCCTGCTCGACCGCCTCGATCACTTCCTGTTCCGCCGGGCCACGGCTGGCCACGATAGACGCCTCGGTGCTGCTCGTGCGCGGCGCGCGTGGGTGGTTCATGGGGTTGTACTGATCGGGGATCTCGATCGTCCAGAGCATCTCCGAGATGATGCTGTAGCCCGGCGTCTGGCCGGCGTACTCGCCCTCGGCCTTCAGCCAGTGCACGTAGTCGCGGAAGTAGCTCTCGGTGAAGCCGTCGCGCGCCAGGTCTTCGGGCTCCTGCTGCGCCGTGTAAAACGGGGCGATGCGCCGCTCGTGGCGATTCTTGCGGATGCCGTCGCGGTGATTCGTGAAGAACGCGAAGTTGCAGCAGATGTCTCGCGTGCGCGAGTCGACGCCCTTGTGCGTGACCTCCTGCTCGTCGCCGGTAATCATCTCTTTGAGCGTCTCCAAGATGTTGAGCCGCTTGTCGGGAATGTAGATCTCATCGACGCTGACAAAGGTGCGGTTATCCATCCAGGCGTTGAAGTCGTTGTCGATGTTCTTGGCCCGCGCCGTGTGGCAATACTCGCGACCGATCGCCTTGCGCACGAATTGGGAAAGCATGCTTTTCCCGTTTCCCGTCGTGCCCTGCACCAGCGGCGCCCACTGGAACTTGAGGCCCTGCATCTGCACGCACGCGGCGAGGTAATAGGCGAGGATGCGCTGGTCTTCCTCGTCGGGCAGCATCTTGGCCAGGTGCGTCCAGAAGCGCGTCGAGTCGCCGGCAGCGCGCGGCGTGTTGAGCGGCACCCAAGTATTCACCAGCGACCGTCCGCCTTCCAGCAGCACCGCGCCGGCAGCCTGCCGCGGCCGGAAGCACGTCGAGTCGACCCGGGGAAAGCGATACGCCTGGCTCTCGGTGAACGCCTCGGCCGCCTTGCGCGTCGTGCGCTCGTTGCCCGAGTCCATGACGAAGGTGCGCCCGCCGAACACCCGGTTGAACCGCGTGCTGTCCACACGCATGCCGGTCGGCAGCATGAACTTGTCCTCGTCGAGCACATAGACGCACCCGCGAAAGAAGTCGACCTGTTCGATCGGCGTCAGGAACGTGCTGTCGGTCACCGGCACGGCCTCGATCGCCACCGGTGCCGCCTTGACCTCCGCGGCGAAGGGCGAGGCGCTCGGCGGCGCGTCGGCCAGGAACTCCGTCTGCATCGAGCATGCCTTGCGGATCGTGCGGGGCAGGTAGTCGTCGCGGTCGTCCCACTTGTCGCGCTGGAGCGCGCTGGAGCGCATCAGGCGCTCGATACGCGCGGCATCATTGCCCGTCCAGAAGCACAGGTGCTGCGCGAGCGCCGCGTCGGCCGTCGAGGCGTTGTAGGCGTCGCCCGCGCGGTCCGGCGGGAAGCAGTCGCCCAAGGCCACCTCGTCGGCGGTCCACAGGTCAGCAAAGCATGCTTTGCCACCAAAGGTGCTGTAGGCCGACTTCGAGCGCATCGCCCGCGTGACCAGCAAGTCGTCATCCGTCGGCCCGCGCCATGCCGCCACGGGCTCCTCGCTCCACCAGCCGGCGTCAATGCCGCCTGCGCCACCGACGGCCACTGGGAAGTACCGCTGCACGTAGGCGGCCAGCGCCGGGCCGGGATCGTGTCCCGCATTGCCGACGGCATTGAACCCGGTGAGCGCCACGAAGCGCTTGGAGCTGTAGAACTCGGTGTGCAGGTTGGCGTTGCGGCTGCTATGCGGCGGCAGGACGCCCGTGCCGAAGATATGGAGGCCGCGGCCGGACTGGCTGACCTCGACAGCGCACCCGGCCAGCTCGGCGCACGCTTGCTGCGCTACGGCGCTCCAGGCGCTGCCGTCCCACGCGCCGTCGATGTCGAGGAACCAGAACGGATCGTCCGCGGTGAACACGAAGCCGATGCCGTGACTCGTACCGAGCGCCGGCAGGATCGCGGCGACTTCCTCGAACGATGCCCAAGACTCGGGGTTGTGCGGGTCGGCCACCATGAGTGTGCGCGGGTCGATCGGTTTTTTCTGCGTCTTGGCGCCATCAGGCACCAATCGGTAGAGGATGAATTGCCTGAACGCTCCGAGGGGCGCCAGTGCAGGCGGCAGGACTTGCATGGTATCCCCTAAATAGACGGCAACTGCCTTTTTTCTCGGCACTTCAACACGGTTTCGCGCCAAGTTATTTCGAGGGCGCCCAGTCTTACAGCTATCGCTCTTTTGGAATAGCAGATGTCGTAGTGCTCACGCGGAGAACCTGGGTGCTGCACCCATTTGCGCGCCACGCCGATTCGATCTGCCATCGCGTCGAGTTCCTCACGGGTGTCAGCGGTCATGTGGCACATCACCATCCGCCCGTACTTTGCTTTCATGTCGTCGACATAGACGCTCATGCGAAGATCCGCCAAAGGCTCCAGACGACGCACGACACGCAAACGATTCCGACGAGGAACTCGATGCGCGCGCGGTTGACGTCTTCGGGTTTCATGGCTTTGGCCTACGGTCGAGTTCGGCCTGCAACTTTTCGCGGCGCTGCTCAAGAAAAACACTGACGTACAAGAGCAGCGCGTACCCCGAGAGGATGAGCGCCATCGTTGCCGAAGTAGCCGCCGCGCTCCCCGCGAGGGCAATAGTTCCCTGCAAAGCATACTGCTGGCTGTTCTTCATGCCGTCATCCCCGCGACGGCCCGCTGGCGCAGCGCCTCGGGTGCCTTGAGTGCGTAGCGGTTGCGGTCGGCCAGGCCCTGCAGCACGACGGCGACGGACTCCCGCTTGATCGCGTAGCGCATCAGCGTGCGGCGGAACTCGGTCATCGTGCCGAAGTAGTGGGAGAGCAGCGCGTCGCTCACGCCGCACGCCGAGGCGATGGCAGCGCGCGAGACGTTGGTGTACCCCTGCTTCTCGGCGAGCGCCAGCGCCGCATTGAGCAACTCTTCCTTGCGGTCTTTCGGCAGCCGGCGGATTCGTGTCTTCATCGTGATGTTCCTGGGTTGACTGTGCGGAGCCTAGCGCTTGCTGGCGGGGGCGTCAATAGCCGCGAGGCGTTCCTCGATCAGCGGCTTGTACTCGGGGTTCAACTCGCACCCGAGGTATTGCCGCCCGTTACGCTTGGCGACCATCGCGGTCGTGCCGCTGCCCATGAACGGGTCGAGCACCACGCCACCCTCGGGACAACCGGCCAGCACGCACGGTTCGATCAGATCGGGCGGGAATACGGCGAAATGGGCACCCTTGAAGGGGCGGGTCGCTACGGTCCAGACGTCGCGCTTGCTACGGGTGTCGAGGTCGTACTCTGACTCAGCACGGTCGGGGCGATGCGTACCGACCGTTTGGCCGGGGATCGCTTGTTCTCGTTTCGAGCCCTCGCGCTTAAAGCTGTTCGCCTTGGAACGGACCGCTTTCATCGGTCCGTTTGTTTTGCCGGGCACCCGATCGCTACCGCGCTGCGCTTCGACGTTTTGAGCTAGGCGCGTCTTCGTCGAGGCCGCTATGGGTTCCTTGATTGCCTCCTGATCGAAGTAATAGCGCGGCGACTTGGACAGCAGGAAGATTTGCTCGTGCGACTTCGTGCAGCGATCCTTGACACTTTCGGGCATCGGGTTCGGCTTGGCCCAGATGATTTCCTGCCGCAAATACCAGCCGTCCGCCTGCAGCGCGAAGGCTACGCGCCACGGGATGCCGATCAGTTGCTTCGGGCCGAGCCCCGTATGCGTCTTGCCGCGACCGACGCCCGTATTCCCGTGCAACGCGTTTGCGTGCTTGCCGCCGCTACTGCCGCCCCACTTCCCGTCGTTGGCGTAGCTATCTCCCAGATTCAGCCAGAGCGTGCCGTCATCGCGCAGCACCCGGCGCACCTCGCGGAACACCTCGACCAGTTTTTGTACGTACTCCTCGGGCGTCTGTTCCAACCCGATTTGCCCGCCGTGGCCGTAGTCACGCAGGCCGAAGTAGGGCGGCGACGTAACGCAGGTATTCGCTTGGAGGCCCATCGCGGCGAACGTGCGCAGCACCTCGTGGCAGTCGCCGTACCAGATCACAGCGTCCCACTCCCCGTAGCGAACCCAGCGTCCCCGCCGAGTGATGTGATGAGAGTCGCCCATGCCAGCTGCGCGACCTCCCGTTCCGTGCCGGTGTACCGCCAGTCGCCGGCCTTGACCTCACGCGAGAGGAACTGACCGATCGTGGCGCCCACATGGGCAGGCGTGATGAGCACCGGCCGTACCCCGATGAAGTCGGCGCTCTTGATGACCTTGTTCATCGCCGCGGTCTCATTGGCCAGGCCGTAGCGGATGAATCGTCCGGTCTCGTCGTACATGCCGCCGACGTTGTTCCGCCAGAGCCGCGCGCCGACCTTGGGCGCCTCGGCCCGCAGGATGCTCGACACGGCCGCCTCGCTCTTGCCGCCCACCATCGGCGCCTCGTTGCCCGCACCCAGCTTCTCGCGCAGCTCATTGAGCGCCGCGACCGGCACGCCCCAGCGGGCGGCCCATTCGTGGAGGAGGGTCACGAGACAACACCCTTCGCTTTGAGACTCGCGTAGCTCACCAACTCGATGCCCTGGAATCGGCCATTCAGCCCATGCGGCTCGAAGCTCGTCAGGTACAGCGTGTCGAAGGTGCGCGGCGTTTCGGTCGGCCCCCAGTTGTCGCGCACCTCGGGCAACCCAAAGTGCTTTTGGATGGCCAAACGGTGGCGGGTCTTTCCGCAGGCTTGCGGGCCGTAAACGATCACTGAGTGTTTCATCTCCAAAACCTCCACCATTTGCGCTTCACAGGCGCCTTGAACGTCTCGGCCGCGATCGCCGCCTGATCCATCGCGCGGCGGGCCTCGATCAGGCTGCGGCCCAACTCGACCGCACGCTGCTGGGCGGCGGACAGCTCCCGCACGGGCGGCAGCAACGGATGGTACTCGCGGTACTCATAGCGCTCGACGTCCCACTCGGGCGGATCGAGGAACCAGGAGTCGCCCTCGGCCCCGCGCTCGCGGTACTCGACGATCTCGCCACGTTGCCATGCTTTCTTCAGGGGGTTCATCTTAAACAGCCTCGTCCGAGTTGCCCCGCGTGGACAGGAAGGCGATCTTCGGCTTCTCTTTGCGCATCTGGTAATACTCGATCTGCACCTTGGCGCTGGAGATCATCTTGCCCGCAGCGTTCGAGATGGCCTCGGCTTTCTTCGTATCCATCGACTCGTTACGAATGCCCTCGATCACTTCGGACAACACAGCGCGGAGGTCAGCCGCGTTACGAATGTCATTGCTCATCTCGCTTCTCCTTCAAGAGCCGCTTCAGGCGGCGGTTAGTGACAATCAGTTCAACAAGTTCCGGGGGCGGGTCGGTGATGCCGTTGTTCTGTTTGAGGTCGTTACGCACTACGGCCTCGGGGAACTTTTTCGCACGAGCGAGCATTCGAGCCGTCAGCTTTTCTCGATGCCTCGAGTGGTACGCGGCATTCGCAGCTTGGATCTTTGCTTTATTAGCATCGTAGTACGCGCGTCTTTGGGCTCGGACGGCCTCCCGATTCGCCTCTATGTATGCTAGTTTTTGCGCTCTGATCTTCTCGGGGTTCGATGCTTTGTACTCGCGACTCTTAGCACGAGCAGCCTCCGGGTCTCTGTAGTAACAGGCCAGCGCTGACCTTCGCGCCGAAGCCCGTGCTTTCTCAGGGTCTTTGTACGGCATCTCTCGTCCCCAAATCTCTAACTTGGAGCCATCCTAACCGCTACTGACGGTGCCGTCAAGAGTATTTTGCAACTCGATGCGAGCGGCCAGCAACTCCGCATCGTTGCGGCCCAAACCCTGCGCACTCATCACGTCGCAGCCGAACGTATGGTAGAACCGGCGGTAGATCACAGCATCCTCGTCGCCCTCCAGCCGCCGCCGGCCAGCCCACAGCGCGATATGTCCGCGCAGCACCGATTGCGCGTGCTGGCGCTCGAAGTGGCGATTCTTCACCGCCTGTGCCGCAGCCCCGTCCAGCCCCTGCGGTACGCGTGCCGCCCCGTCAATCCTCGCGACCTCGCCACGCAAAGCAGCCAGCGCCGCCGGGTCCAGCTCGGTCAGGTCGCCATCGACGTACTCGGGGGCCGTGCGGTTGCCCGGGATCGGCTTCGCGCCGCAGTACGGGCACGCCGGGTAGCAGCGCTCATAGGGCGCCAGGCACAGCGGGTTGAGACACGTCGTCAGCGGGATCTCGTCGCCCGGCTTGGGCTTGGCGCGGCGCTCGCGGCGGTCAAGCGTGTGGAAGCGGATCGCATCCGGTGGCCGGTGGCGCTCCACGTTTCCCACGTGGTCGATAATGAGCGCCTTGGGCTTGCTGCTGGCCGCGATGATCGCGCGGCGCTGCTCGTCGGTGTAGGCGTCCCACTGCTGCGCATACTCGTCGGCCACCATGAGCCGTAGCGCACGGCCGAACTGCTGGTCGAAGAGGCCCTTGCTCTCCGTCTTGCGCACCATCGACACGACCTCGATCGCCGGCAAGTCGAAGCCCTCGCCGAAGAGGTCGACGTTGACCAGCTGCAGCAACTCACGCCGCTTGAACTGACGCAAGATACGCTGGCGCAGCAGGTCGGGCGTCTTGGCGCTCACCACCTCGGCGGGTACGCCAGCTGCACGGTACGCAGCGGCCAGTTCCGTCGCGGCCTCCACGTCGACGGCGAACGTCACGCCCAGCTTGCCCGCCGCAAACTTGAGGTAGTGCTTCACGACGTCGCCGACGATCTTCGTCGAGCGGTGCATCGCCGCGCGATTCTTGGCGGGCGAGAGGTCACCCGTCGCCGTCACCGGCACGTCGCTGAAGTCCAGATCGCTCGGCAGCGGCGGGGCGACCACGCGGTAGTCGGTCAGGTAGCCCATCTCGATCAGCTGGCGCATCGTCGGGCCTTCGACCAGCGTGTCCGCCAACCCGTCGTTGCTCCACTTGCCCGACGGCAGCAGGATGCCGCGGCCGAGCCCGTTGCCGTCGCTGCGGAAGCCGGTCGCCGTCACCAGCAACCCGCGTGCGTTGGGGAACATGGCAATGCCGCGGCCCCATTTGTTCTCGCGCAGAAAATGGTGGCCCTCGTCGCCGACCCAGGTCTGCACCTGGAGGAGCCACGGGTCTCGCTCGTTGAGACTGGGCAGTGAGTCAATGCCGACGACGCCGCAGCGCGCGTTGGGGTCGATATAGCTGCGGCCCAATTCGTCGAGATGGATACTCGCCGCGTCGCGCGCGACGCTCTTCGGCCCGATCACCCGATGCCGCACGCCGTTGCGCGCCAGCGCCAGGCTCATCTGCGTGACCAGCTCGCGGCGGTGCGCGATGGCCGCCGAGGCGCCCCGCTCGCGCGCGAGGACGTTGGTGAAGAGGACAGTCTTGCCGCTGCCGGTGGGGCTGATCGCCATGACGGTGCGAGCGCCAGCGCCCCACGCGGCGTCGATCTCGTCTTCGAGTTTCTGCTGGTACGGTCGGAGCGTTGGCATGCAAGTACCCTATTGACAGTGACGTAAGTATGCGAGTACCGTCGGCTTCCGTCAACACCCAAACTCAGCAAAGGAGCACATGATGCAAATCCAATTCACCCTCAGCGCCCATGAGGAGCCCGAAGCTTACGCAAAGATCCGCGCGATCGTCGAGGTGCTCAGCGGCCAAGCGCAGGCCTTCCGGTCCGGCGGCGCGGTCGTAGCCGCCCTCTTCCCAAAGCACGCCGAGCTGGAAGCGCATGCGGCTGCCGGTGAGGCCGAAACGCTCGCCAAGCTCGAAGCCGAGAACCCGCAGTTCGGCAGGCAGCCGTTGCCCGATGGGGGCGTGCACTTCACCGCGCATAACGAGGTCTCCAGCGGCCCTTTGGCCCCGCCGAGCCCCCCGAGTGCCCCTTCGCCTGCGGCTGCCGCACCGTCTACGAGTGCCCCCGCGGCGCCGCCGGTTTCTTCCGCTGACGTCGACAAGAACGGCCTGCCGTGGGACGAGCGTATCCACTCGGGCAGCCGGGCCAAGGTCGCCGACGGCAGCTGGCGCATGAAGCGCGGCGTGGAGCCGACCAAGATCGCCAAGGTCGAAGCCGAGCTGCGCGGACAGATCCCAGCGGCCGCCCCGCCGCCTCCGGTCGCCAACCCGCTCGCCAACCTCAAGCCCGAGGCCGCCCCGCTGCCGCCCGCCGCGCCCGAGCTGACCTTCGGCATGGTGGCCAAGCGCGTCGCGGCCAAGCTCACCTTGGGTGAGCTGACGACCGCCGAGCTGACGAAGCGGCTGGCCGGGCTGGGCTTCCCCGATGGCCTCCACACCATCAATGCCCGGCCCGATATGTGGCTGACCGTCCTCGAAACTCTGGGAGCCTGACATGCGTACCGATACCCAACGCCTCGACTACGTGCTCACCATCGTCGAGCAGCAGGACGAAGAGGCCGCCGACAAACTCGGCGCTGCCTACACCTTGGGCTTCCGCGGTCGCGTGATGGTCGACGCGGCGATGGGCGCCCGCATCATCGAGCCTGGCCAGCCGATGCCCGAGCTGACCGCGCTGGACCTGGTCGGCGCCGAGCTGGGCCGCATCCGCAACGTCAAGGGCTTCAGCGAGGATCGGGACGACTTGTACGCCGGTCAAGAACTCGTTTGGGCCTCCATTGCTTACCTGACTCCGGGGGACGAAAGGCACGATCACGGTGGTGGCCCCGAGGTTTGGCCGTGGTCCGAAGGGAGCTTCAAGCCCAGCCCCGACGACCGCAAGAAAGAGCTGACCAAGGGCATCGCGCTGGCGGTCTGCGAGCTGGATCGGCTGATCCGTGCGGAGCGTCGTGCGCCAGTAGTCATCGGTATCGACCCCGCCAACGGCCCCGACGTCTGCGTAGTCGATGGCGTCGTGCAGCCGCAGCCCCGCGAGTTCAAGGTCGGCGACCGGGTGCGGGTCATACGCCACAGCGCTTGGGGTGGCTGGGCGCCCGATATGGACAAGTACGTCGGCAACGGCGAGGAGTACGAAATAACCGAGCTTTCCTACGAGCAAGTTCGCGTTGACGGCTGGTACTTCCCGATCGAGTCCTTGGAACACGTCGATGACTGACCACGCGCTCCTGGCGCCCAGCTCGGCGCACCGGTGGGGTGGCCCGACGCCCTGCCCCGGTAGCGTCGCGATGGAAGCCGCCGTGCCCGAGGAGGACTCCGAGGAAAGCCGCGAGGGCACCGCAGCGCACTGGGTTGCCCAGATGCTGCTGGTGGCTGGCTGGCTGCCCGGCGCAGGCGAGACGGCGCCCAACAGCATCGTGGTCGACGAGGAGATGCGCGAGGGCGCCCAGCTCTACGTCGATTACATCCGGGGCGTGCTGGGCGGTCGGATGCCCCAGAACATCGAGCAGCGCACGCTGCCCGGCGCGATTCACCAGATGTGCTGGGGCACGCCCGATGCCGACGACATGCACGACAACGTGCTCGACGTCTTCGATTACAAGTATGGCCATCGCTTCGTGGAGGTCTTCGAGAACCCGCAGCTCGTTTGCTATGCCGCTGACCGGCTTGCAAAACTCGATGGCCTGGCCGACCAGCTGGTCGATGTCCGCTTCCACATCATTCAGCCGAGGAGTTTCCATCGTGACGGACCGATCCGAACCTGGGAATGTCGTGCCTCTGACCTCCGTCCTCTCATCAATAAGCTGCGAGCTGCGGCGGCAGCTGCTCTTGTACCGGGCGCTCGAACGGTATCGTCACCGGCTGCATGCCGCGATTGCCGCGCAAGGACGCGATGCGACGCAGCGCAAGCTGCGGGACTCGATGCCGCAGCGATCGCGGGGACATCGGTCCCCTTCGACCTGACCGACTCCGAAGCCGGCCGCTACCTCACGCTCGTCAAGCGAGCCAAGGCGCAGCTCGAAGCGATGGAAAGCGGGCTGGAGGAGCAGCTCATCAAGGCGATGCTGAAAGGCGCCTTCGTCCCGCAGTGGATGCTCGACTCCGCGAAGCCCCGCGAGCGTTGGGTGGCCGGCGCCGACGAGGTGTTCCTCATGGGCGACATGCTCGGCAAGGATCTGCGCGCACCGCCGCAACCGATCACCGTTTCACAAGCCCGCAGAATGGGTATTGACGAGTCCGTCATTAGCCAGTATGCTGAACGTCCCAAAGGTGCCGTCAAGCTGGCCCCGATGGACCTCACCCAAGCCAGAAAGGTATTCAGCCGATGAAAGTCAATCTGCTCGCCAATGGCCTTTTGAAGATCGAAGCCGAGAGTACGCTCGAAGCCTACGCCCTCAAACATTGGTGGGAGCATCTCGGCGATCTGACTGGAACTCACGATAAAACTTCAGGTCTCGCAGTTGACTTCGATGTTCCGTCGTACCATGAAGCCGCGCTCCCGCTTAGCCAAATCAAGTAACCCAACGTCACTCACAAAAGGCACTGCATACCATGAGCAATCACAAGACTGAAGTCCTGTTCCCCGTCGGCCGCCTCGTCATGGGCTCGCTGTCCGAAGCGCAGACCACCGACGCCGACGGCAACCCGCTGCTGACCAAGAGCGGCCCCAACACCGGGCAGCCCCGTATCAACTATTTCTTCGCCATCGCCATCCCCAAGAACGGCGCGGTCAGCTGGTGGGATACCGAGTGGGGCAAGAAGATCCTCGCCGTCGGCCAGGCGGCTTTCCCGCAGCAGAGCGCCAGCCCGAAGTTCGCCTGGAAGATCGAAGACGGCGACTCGCAGATCCCGAACACGAAGGGCAATAAGCCCTGCGACCGCGAGGGCTTCCCCGGCAACTTCATCGTGCGCCTGGGCAGCGGCTTCGCCCCCAAGGTATTCGACGCCAAGAACGGCCCGTCGGAACTGAAGCCGATGGATGGCGCCGAGGTCAAGCTGGGCCACTACGTCGAGGTGCTCGGCGTCGTCGACGGCAACGGCAGTGCGCAGCAGCCCGGCATCTACATCAATCACTCGATGGTGGCTCACCGCGCGTTCGGCCCCGAGATCTTCGTGGGCGCCGACCCGACCAGCGTGGGCTTCGGTCAGACCCCGCTGCCGCCGGGCGCCTCGGCGACGCCGACGTCCGCGCTGGCCCCGCCCGCCGCTGGCGCTCCGACCCCGCCCGCTGCGGCCAGCCCGCCGGCAGCTCCTCCGGTCGCTGCGGCACCCGCCGCCCCGACCCCGCCGGTGCCCACCGTGCCGCACACCGCGATCCTGGCCGGCCCGCCGGCACCGCCCGCGCACGTCATGCTCCCTGCGGCGCAGGGCGCCAGCTACGAGGCGTGCATCGCCGCCGGCTGGACCGACGAGCTGCTGGTCGCCAACGGGATGATGCAGGCGTAACCCACCGCCCCTGGCAGAGCAGGGGCTTTACTTGGAGATCGAGATGCGCCCTGACGAAGAATTGCTTAACCATGTGCGCGAGCAGCGCGACAATTTTGCACGAGGCGTGCATGCGGCCAATAGGGATATCAACAAGCTGCACCGGGTCAACGAAGAGCTGCGCGCGGAGATCAAGCGGCTGAAGTACAGCCCGAAGGACGGCCCATACATCCAGGTCGTCGGCGTCGGCCCCGCGAAAGAGGTCTTCCTCGGCGGCCATCGGATCGAAGGCGTGATGTCGGTTGACCACGCGGTGCGGCCGGACGAATTGCCGCAGACGACACTCGTGCTGCACGGCGAGTATTCCACGACGGAGCGCCGGAAGCTGGAGGTGCGCAGCCCGGTCGACTTCTCGAAGCACCGCCCCGACTGCCCGTTGTCCTGGCAGTTCACGGCCAAGGCCGAAGCTCAGTACGCGACGAGCCGCATCGGTGACTGGCTCGACCAAGGCTGGACGCTGGAGGCGATGCGCGAGTACGGCTTCATCGAGCCGAAGCAATGAAAACCATCATCGCTGGCAGCCGCACGATCACCCGCATCTGCCTTCTGGCGTGTGCGGTCACCGCGGCGAAGTTCGAGATGACTGAGGTCGTCAGCGGTTGCGCCGATGGCGTCGACCAACTCGGCGAACGGTGGGCGCAGATGGCCGGGCTGCCGGTGCGCCAGTTCCCCGCCGACTGGAAGCGCTACGGGAAGGCGGCCGGGCGCCAGCGAAACCTGCAGATGGCCGTCTATGCTGACGCGCTGATCGCCCTCTGGGACGGCAAGAGCCCCGGCACTCGCCACATGATCGCCACCGCGGAGCGCATGGGCCTGAAGGTCTTCGTGTACCGCACTGACTTGGAGAATTGAGATGAGGCGCTGGCGGGAGTTCAAAAAGTGGTACTGGTTCTACCGTCGCGGGAAATGGCGGGAGCCGATTCCTCGCGCCCTCTTGTGCGCTTGGGTGCAGAGCCGTGATTGACCTCATCCCGCCCAAGCCGCCGCGCATCGAGCGCGAGGTGCACCCCAAGTGGGCTGCGTGGATCGAAGCGAGCGCCTACACGCACGCCGTCGCCCGGCAGGAACTGGGGCTCGCCAACGGGACGTTTTACCGCCGCATCTCTCGCGAGCCGACACTGATTGACCGCCTCGCCATGCGAGCCCTTTACGAAGGATTGGAGCCGTACCGATGAGAGTGCTTGTAGCCTGTGAGTTCAGCGGGCGCGTCCGCGATGCGTTCCGTCGCCGCGGCCACGATGCCTGGAGCTGCGACCTTCGCAAATGCGAGAGCGACCAGAGCTTTCACATCCAAGGCGACGTGCGCAACGAGCTGCAGCCCGGACGCTGGGATATGCTGATCGCGCATCCGTACTGCACATTCAACAATTTGGCCGGCATCCGTTGGATGTATCACCCGGAGGACACGGTGCTGCCCGCAGAGCACCGACGGAGGCACCCCAAGTATCCGAACCGCATGCGAGACTTCCTTGAAGGTGTCGCGTTCTTCAAGGAACTTTGGAACGCACCGGTCGACAAGATCATTATGGAAAATAGCCAGCCCCACGGGCTCGCGATGCAGCACGTCGGGAGGTATGACCAGATTGTCCAACCGTGGATGTTCGGCTCGCCAGTGACGAAAGCCGCGGCACTCTGGCTGAAGGGCGTGCCCAAGCTCGTACCGACACACAAAAAGACCGACTACCCCGAGATCAAGCCGGTATGCCATTTCATGTCGCCCGGCCCCGATCGCGAACGTGAGCGCAGCCGCACCGATACCTGCGTGGCCGAAGCCTTTGCCGAGCAGTGGGGCTCACTGTGACCCACCTCGCCGGCACCAAGCTCCGCGTCGGGCTCGGCTACTCGACCGTGCGGCCCTCGTTCGACCTGGAGACCTACAGCGAGGCGGGCTTCGAGTGGAGCGAGGCCGACGGCAAGTGGCTCAAGACGTCCACCGACGCGAAGGGCCGCGGCGGGTTGCCCGCGGTCGGGGCGGCGGTCTACGCGCAGCACCCGACGACCGAGATCCTGTCGATGGTCTACGACCTGAAGGACGGGCTCGGCGCGCGGCTCTGGCTGCCGGGGCAACCGCTGCCGGCGGACTTCTGCGTCCACATTGCTGCCGGCGGGGAGATCGAAGCACACGGCGCCAAGTTTGAACTCTGGATCTGGGAGTACGTCGCGGTGCCCCGCTACGGCTTCCCGCCAATCCACCCGACGCAACTCTACTGCTCGATGGGCAAGGCGCGCGCGTGGTCGCTGCCGCCCGCCCTGGCCGACGTCGGTGAGGTGCTGGGCATCGAGCACCAGAAAGACGCCGAGGGCAAACGTCTGCTCGACAAGTTCAGCGTGCCGCGCAAGCCGACGAAGAAAGACCCGCGCAAGCGCATCCGGCCCGAGGAAGATCCGGTCGACGGCCCGCGGCTCTACGCCTACAACGCCCGCGACGTGCTGGCCGAGGACGAGGTGAGCGCCGCGACGCCCGACATGCCCGCCGACCGCCGCGCCTACTGGCTGCTCGACCTGGCGATCAACAAGCGCGGCATCCCGGTGGACCGCGCGGGCGTCGAGAATTGCATCGTGGTGCTGGAGCAGGCGCTGGAGCGCTACAACGCCGAGCTGGCCGCCCTCACCGGTGGCTGCGTGAAGAAAGCCAGCGAGGTCCAGAAGCTCGTCGGGTGGCTCGCCGGCAAGGGCTGCTACGTCGACTCGCTGGATCAGGAGAGCGTCGAGGGCGCCATCGCAGAACTGAAGCAACAACTAGCTACGGAGAATTGAAATGGCCGACTTAGGTGAAAAGATGATCGCGCGCGCCGACCTTGACGGCCTGCCCGCCGAGCATGAGCTGCGAGCGAAAGGCGCGGCGTTCAGTACCGCAGCCGCGGGGTTTTACGCGGACCCGCAAACTGTCGACGTCAAACAGTTCATGGGCTGCTGGGCCCGGGCGCGGCGCTGCTGGAGCGAGTATTCCGGCGAGCCTTTGCTGTGACCCGCGACGACATGCTCGCCTGCCTCCGCGCCTTGGAGATCCGGCAGGCGGTTGGTAGCGCCAGCGTCAAGAAAGTCTACGCGTTGCGCGGCCAGATGACCGCCGCCAACCGGGTGCATGACCTGTTCACCGTGGATGGCGCGCGCACTGGCCGCCCGACGGGCAGCGGGCCGCAGCCGACCAATTTCCCGAACTCCGGCCCCGAGGTGCGCCAGTGCGCCCAATGCGGCCACTGGCACCCCGCCGACCGCATGATGTGCCCGTGGTGCTTCACCGTGCGCGGGCCGACCAGCAAGGCCGAGGAGTGGAACGCGGCGGCAGCCGAGGACGGGCTGGCGGCGATAGCCACGCGGGACCTGGACTTCGTCGAGATGATCTGGGGCGATGCGCTGGCGGTGATGGGCGGCAGCCTGCGCAGCTTGCTCTGCGCCGACGAGGAACACGAGTTCATCTGCAGCGACTACTCGGCGATCGAGGCCGTCGTGAACGCGATGCTGGCCGGCGAGCAGTGGCGCATCGACGTGTTCCGCACGCACGGCAAGATTTATGAGGCGTCGGCCGCCGAGATGTTTGGCGTGCCCCTTGAAGAGATGCTGCGTTACAAGGAAGAGACGGGCAATCACCACAAGTTGCGGAAGCACGGGAAAACTGCAGAGCTTGCCCTCGGTTTCGGAGGCTGGATAGGCTCCTTGCGCGCGTTCGGCTACGACGGCACCGACGACGAGGCGAAGGAACTTATCCTCAGGTGGCGCGCGAAGAGCCCCAACATCATGTTCTTTGCCGGCGGTCAGAGCTGCCCCCAGTCGACGATGGAATGGCACGTGGCGGCACTCGCGGTCGGCGGCGTGACCAACGCCGGGCCTAAGTGGGAGGTGAGCCGCGCTCGCGCCGAGGGAGTCCCTCCGTGGCGCGGCGTGCCTCACATGTTTGGCCTTGACGGCATGGCAGTCTTGGCGATCCAGAACCCCGGCGTGCAATACCCGGTGACGCGCCTCGACGGCCGCCCGTCAGGCGTGACCATGTACGTCTACGAAGACGTGCTCTACATGTTCCTGCCCGACGGCAGCTACATCCCCTACCACAAGCCTCGCCTCGAACGCAGTCAACAGGAGTGGCGGGGACTGAGCATCAGCTTCGAGGGGTACAACACAAACCCGAAGAAAGGCCCGTACGGATGGATTCGGATGTACTTGACCACGAACTCCAACATTGAGAATTGCGTCCAGGCCACCGCCAACCGCATCCTGCGCCACGGCCAGCACCGGCTCGAAGCCGCGGGCTACCCGGTCGTGCTGCATGTCTACGACGAGAACGCCGCCGAGGTGCCCAAGGGCTTCGGGTCGATCGAGACGTTCGAGGCCGAGATGAACGTCATGCCGCCTTGGGCCGCCGATTGGCCGGTCAAAGCCAAGGGCGGTTGGAGGGGGCGGCGGTATCGGAAGTGAGGGCTACGGCTTGATCGGCCAGTCAAGGGTATCAGGAAATCCGGCCCGTTCGGGCACGCCGCGCAGCGCCTGGCGGTAGGCCGCCCATGCGGTCTTTTGCTCTGCCGTCAGCGGCACGTCGGCAACCTGCGTCCAGTCGCAGGCAACGAGCAGAGCATCGCGCTGCTGGCGCATATCGGCGGCAAGCAGCGCAGTCAGCAGTGACTCGGGTAGCACGTCCACGGCGGTCTCGCCGGGTTGCACGTCGTCGGCGGAGGTGATGGCTCGGAAGCTGGTGGCGGTGATGGCGTACATGGTCAGCGCTCGTAGGTGTAGCCATGCACGTCAACATATAGCCCTGACGCTGGCGTGCCGCCTTGGTAGCTGTAATTGAAGCGTTGAAGACTATCGAGCGACTGAGGAGCGAACAAACGCGTTCCAGGGTTTCCCGGAAGGCCAAGCATGTTATTTGATCCGTCTGGGTCACCGATAATCATGGATAAAGTAGAATCGGAATTGAATATAACAAGGTCGGCCAACTCCGAAGTTACAGGAATGCAACCCGCGCACGAGACATTCGTGGTTGCTATAGCTGCACCGTTAGTCAGGACTCGGAATGGCGCTCCGCCAGTGAATGTCGTATATAGGACATGGCGATCAAAAATTTTGAACGAAAATATATTGCCGCTTGCATCCGTCAGTACGCTACCGAGATAGCGTCGCGACGTGTCGCCAGTCTTCGTGCGCGCGGTGCCGTTGTACGCCGCTGCCGGCGCCGTGGTGACGCATTCGATCGCCGGAGTGCCCGCATTGCTGTAGAGGTAGACGTGATACCAGGTGCTCGGCGTGAGCGTGAGTCCGCTGAGCGTGAGCGTGCTGGGGTTCGGCAGGCATTTGGACAGCGACGGAATGAACGCCGAGCCGCTTGTCACGCTGATCGACGTGGCGCTGTTCCACGCCATTTTCAGGCCATCGATGTAGCCTTGGCCGGACCAGTTGGCCGTGCCCCACTGCAAGTCCTGCGTGGTGAGATTGTTGAGGTTCGGCATCAGGCGGTGCTCGTGGTGATGAAGTCGCCCGCGCTGGTGACCAGTGGGGTGCCATCGGATGAGATGATGAAGGCGGCTTGCAGCGCTGTCGGTACGCCGGCTGCAGCAATGCGTGCATCAGCTCGCGCATCCGTGTAATAGAGGTTCGAGCCTTCGGCCAGGTCTGTGGTCGTGGCCGCAGAGGTTCCGCTGATCCTCCCCTGCGCGTCGCGCGTCAGCTTGACCAGCGCGGCGCCGGTGCCGGAGTCGGCCAGGTTATTGAGCGTCGCCGTGATCGACGTTCCGCCCACATAGGCCAGCGATATGGTCGCGCTGTTGGCCAGGATCGCGCCCACCGCGTCCTGCGCCCGGCGATTCGTGAACCAGAGGTTCCACTGGCCTTCTTCGAGGTCGTCGGTGGTGTTGATCGAGCTGTCGGCCGGCGTGCCAGTGCCGAACAAGGCGGCGAGCTTTGCGGTCGTGGCCAGCGTGCCGTCCGGCATGAGCAGGTTCACCCCGAACGTGGCGCCGACCGTCGCCCCCGCCTCGACCTGCACGGTCTGTGTCGGGCTCGTGCGATGGATGGGGACGCGGACTACCTTGGCCATGGGCGAAGCGTGCGACTTCGCCGCAAGGGGTCAACGGACAAGGTATGCTTTGCCGGTGCTTAGCCTTGTCGCCCTGCTGCTCTGGATGATCGCCATTCCCTGCTTTATGGCGGGCATGGTGTGGCTTGGCCTGGGCGTCGGCGTCATCGCCTTCGCCGTCACGCGCGCCGCGGTCGATCGCCGCGACGACATGGAAACGCTATTCGGCCTCGGCCTGCAGGCGTTGCTGGTGATCGCGGTTATCCGCGGGATTTCCGCTCTGCTTCCCTGAGCTGACGCACGACCTTGCGCACGAGCGCATTGCGCTTCTCCAGGTTCGCATCGAGCGCCTTGCGCTTGGCCTCGCCCGACATCGTCCTATCGGCGTAGATCTTCGCGTTGTCCTTGCTGATCGCGCTGAGCTGGTCGCGCACGCGGTTGATCTCGCGCAGGCCGCCGTGCATGAAACCCTCCTTCGCCCGTTTCGACCCCTCGCGCTGACCCAGCAGCCAACCCCACTCCTTCTCGATCCTGGCTGCGCGCGCCGTGTCGCCGTTGTGGAGGGCATCCTTCACGGCACCAGAGTGCACCTGGGCTCGCTCGGCCAGGTCGTAGAACTCGTCGACATAGCGCGTGCTGCGCGCCGGGCCGCCGCCGCGCGCCACCGTGCCCACCAACGGGAAATCGCGCAGCGCCAGCGCCGGCTGCTCGGGTGCGTGCTCGAGCTTGCGAGTCACCCAGTCGGCGCCGTCCAACAAGTAGCGACCCATGCCCGCGGTGTAGCCCGTCCAGAAGTGCTGCAGGCGCTTCGGCGACAGCGTCCGGTCTTCACCGAACAGTGCTGCCATGCCCTTCGACGCGGCCTTCATCGTCGGCGACGTGGTTGGGCCGAAGCGATCCGATGGCGCCTTGTACCGATCACCCATGCTCTCGATGGGCGTGTCGAAGTAAAGGCTCTTGTTGGCGATGTCCTCGACGATCGGCATGACCGCCTGCGGGATCGGGTTGATCCCCAGAGCGCTGCCCATGCCACGCATAAAGGCGTCCCAGCTTTGGGCCGGTCGATCGCCCTCTTCGCCATTGGTCAGCTGGTAGCGCAGTGCGCCGTACATCCGTTCCGGTACCGTGCCGCCCACAAGTCCCAGCTCGAACGGCTTGGGGATGCGTAGATAATGGTCGGTGCCAGGCGCGATGTGCCAGTTCGCATCCTTGTCCCAGTCGGGGATCTCGTCGTACGCGTCCTTGTGCTCCTCCTGATTCCACCAATACAGCAACATGGTGAGCATCGCCATCATGGCCAGTCGTGTCGCCACCTTGCCGCGCCGGCCCTTTGTGGTGCCCACGCGATACAGCCGATCGGCACCCTGCAGGCGGGCGTTCAAGAACGGGATCATCTTGGTGAACGCCAGCACGAACTTGTCGTCGCCGCGGCGCTGGAAGTTCAGGAAGTCCTTGGCCTCGTGCGCCGCCTCGACCGGCGTGGCGCCGGCGGCCAGACGCTTGCGGGCGAGCGACACGCGGCTGCCCATTTCGGTCGCTTCGCTGACCGACCGGTAGATGTCCCAGAGCCGCTTCGGATTGATCAGGGTGCGCACGTAGCGCTCGATGGCGCTGTCGGTCAGCCCGTGCTTGCGCAGGGCGCGCTTGATCGCCTTGGCGGTGTCCTCGTTGTTGCCGGTATGGAACAGGCCACCGTGGAACGCCGCGCCGGCCATCATCAAGTCCTGCGCCAGCTCCGACTCGCGGAAGCTGTCGATCGCGCCGCGCACCGTATCCACCAGTGGGACGAAGCGATCCTTCGAAGTAACCGACGCTTCGCCGGTATCGCGCAGGGCGTTGCGGATCAGGAAGTCTGGCGTGGCGGTGGCGCCCGCCGTCAGCAGTTGCTTGAACCATACCAACGGTTTGAGCGACCAGTGCGTGCCGCCCTCGTTGAACGCGGTCAGGGAGCGCAGCAGCAGCGGATCGTCGACGTGGTAATACTCGGCCTTGCCGTTCCGCATCACGCGGACGATATCCTCGCCCTCGGGCGCCTTCACCGCGAGCATCCGCGCCACGCCCTTGAGTGCGTCCGCCGGCATGCCCGCGATCGTCGCCTTGTCGACGCCCTGCTCCAGCAGGTGGCGCTTCACCTGGTCGAGCGGGATGGTCTCAGCCTTGACCGCGAGCGGCGCCTTGCGGAAATACGGCGCGCCCAGCTGGTCGACCGCCAGCAGGGTCGCGCGGTTCTTCATCGACGCGTCGAGCAGCCGGGTGAAGTTTGCGATGATGTTGCCCAGCGGGTCCTTCAGCGGCGACTCGCCACCCTTGAGCGTGCGGATGCCGCTGGACTGGTTGGCCAGCCCTTGGCGCGTACCTGGCCCGGAGAAGCCGGCGTCCATGTCGCGGTAGAACGGGATGTATTCGGCATGGTCCCAAGCCTTGCGCGCTTCCGGGTCGATGATGCCGGTCTGCTCGGCCAGGTCCAGGATCGCGTTCTTGAGCTTCAGGTAGCCGAGCGCCGCCTCCTTGAACTCGGCCTCGTGGTCCGTGGCCAGCGACAGCCCCGCCTGGATGTCGGCATCGCTCAGCGCGTTCTCGCGGCCCTGCGCCTGCAGCACCTTGGCGCGGCGCGCCACCATCCAGCCCAGCCACTGCGGCATCTGGTCGCGAACTGGCGTCAGCGCATCGAGCAGGCCCGGCACGTCGCGCTTCACGCGCAGCGCGCCCTGGTGCAGCTCGGGGGCGCCGAAACGCAGGATGGCCTCCATCGTCGAGGCGGTCTGGATCATCTCCGCGGCGAGGTATGGATTGTCCTCCGGGGCGACGCCGCCCTTCTCGTCGACGGCACGCTTGATCCCGTGGAACTTGTCGATCGCGCCCTGGCGGAACGCATCAGCGTCAGGATACGGAACCTTGTCGCGCAGGCCATCGAGGGCGCGCTTGATCGCGGTGCGCTCGTCGACGGCGCCAGCCATGCCGGCCTTGCGCATGAAGTCTTTCTGTTCGGGAGTGTAGTCGGTGGATTCGAGAATGCTCCCGCTGTCCGGGTCGAAGGTGCCGCGGTTGCCGGTGGCCGACTTGATCTGTTCGGGGCGGAAGGCAACGTAGTGGGTGGCGACACGGTCCGAGAACCCAGGGTCGTCGTCCAGATCTCTCAGAATGGCGCCATCGTGACCCGTGCGCCTGGCGTTGCTCAGGAACTCATTAATCTCGTCGGCAAGGTCAACAAAGCTCTTGCCTTCGGCGTCGAAGATGGCGGGATTCTTGATCGAAAGGTACGCAGGGATGATGTTCTGTCCACGATTTCGCTCGTGGCGCATCTCGCCGTCAAGCCGCTCGTATTCATCCACCGCGCGACTGTGCGCATCCCAGTCCGAAGACTTTCCGGACCTCTGCGCCTTTCGCTCTAGTGCCTCAGCGCGCTCCATCGCACGTCGAACCGGGGCATTGAGCGCGGCATGATTCGCGTACCCTTTGGCCGTCTCGGCGTCATCAACAAACCAATGCCCGGCCAGCGCACTCTTTGCGCCGGTCGCCGATCCGCGAGACGCATCCGCGAAGGCTGCAACATCCTCATTGGTCCCGTGATACACCACCAGTGGCTTGCCGTCCGCATCGACTACCTTGCTCTCGCCGAACCAGCGCTTGAACGCAGGCGTCTGCGTCTGATCCTCCACCTGATCCAGCGACGATGATCTACCCGGATGCTCACCGTTGGCCGTCGCGCCCTTGTGTTTCGCTGCCTGCCATGCCGCCTCCAGCAGGTCGCGCACGTCCGCGTCGCTAAAAACGTGGCTACCGAAAATGTCGTCAATCATCGCCTTGAGGCGTTTCAGGAAGTTGGCGATCGCCTTCTTCACGCTCTCGCGCATCGACGGCTTTACGTCCACGCCGTAGCGCTCGTTGATGTGCTCGTAGTTCCCGGTGCGCACCGCGGCGGCCAGCTCGGCCAGCGCTTCCTCGGTGGCCAGCAGGAACCCGTCGCCGGGCGGGCGGCCCGACTTCTTCATCTGGTCAGCGATTTTTCGCTGGCTGTAGATTTCGTCAGCCAGCGCCTTCACGGTCGGATTCTGGCGAGCAAGGTTCAGCGCCGGGTCGAGCCGGTCACCGAGCAACGCGCGAAGGCCTTCGTGTCCGGCAATTTCGTGCGCGGCATGCCACACCGCACGATCTGGAGTTTTCGTGACCTGCGTGAAGATGAACACGCGCCCGGTTTCCGGGCTGTACATGGCCGCCGTGACGCCCTTGCGGCCGAGTGCGTTGCGTGACTCCACGCCCTTGCGCATCTTCTCCGGCAAGCCTTCGTAGCCGTACATGTACTCGATTCGGTCGGCGACCGGGCCCAGCGCCTTGGCTACGGCGGCGCGCAGGCCCAGGCGGTCGGCGTCGGCGTTGCCCTGGTCGATGGACAGCTGGCGGCCGGGGTCGGCGTCGGCGTGGTCGACGGATGCCGGCGAGCGTTCTTCCGCGTGCGCCTGCGTGGCCCATATGCGGTGCGCGACGTTGCGAGCCACCTCGTCCTGGCCGAACTGCGCCTGGAAGGCGCGCTCGGTTTCCGGGTGGCGCTTCGCCAGAAGGAAATGGGCTAGATTGGCCTCGCTGCCGACCTTCGCGGCTTTCGCTCGCGCAAGCCATGCGGCGTCGCTCTCGTCCTGTACGTCAACCTGCTTCGGCCGCTTCCCATCGAACAGCCCGCCATCGCCAGTGTCCGTCTTGCCGCCAGCCAAGCCGTTGCGCGCTTCGTCCTTGGCGGTACTGGCGGCGCGGACGTGCTCGGCGGTCGTGGCCGGCACGAACAGACCCGTCTGCTGCGCTACCGGCCGCGGGGCGCCTTCAGCACGGGGCTCGGGGTTGGCAAGGGCGAAACCTTCGGCTGGCGGCTCGGCACCAGTGGCGGCTTGCCGGCCTTGATCCGGTCCAGCGTGGCTTTCACCACTGACCGGCGCTGCTCGGGTGTCATCGGCATGGCTCGATTCCTGATTGATGATGGCGCGAGACAGCTTGGCCGCCTGCTCGCCCGGCGTGCCGTCCCACGTCGCGTCGATGATGTGCGCCGGCGCGACGCCTGCATCATGCGCGCGCTGCATCCACTGCGCCAGCGTCAGCGCCTCGTCGTGGGCATCGGCGGGGATGTCGGCCTGGTGCGCGCGTAGCTCGTCCATGGCTTGCGCCTGACTGGCCGCGTCCATGTCCGCCCGGTCCCGCTCCATCTCCGCGGAAAGCTCGGCGGCGCGAGCGTCGTAGTCGGCAGCCACCTGCTTCGAGTAGTCGATGAACCGCTGCTCGCGCGGATTCAGCTTCTCGCCAGCAGCGTACTTGTCCAGCGCCTTGTGCGCCTGCGCCTCGCTGAGCTTGCCGCCCTCGGCCGGACGCATGCGCCAGTAGTTCGATTCACCGTCCGGGCCGGCCTTGCCTACCCAGCTGGTGCGCCCGATCACTTCAGGCTTCTCGCCGCCCTCGTCGAACTGGCGCAGCAACCGGCCGCCCTTCTGGTCCCAGCCGATCTCGCCGCGCAGGTGCTCCAGTGGCGGGCGGTCTTCGGGCGTGACGGCGGGCGCAGCAGCGCGCGGGATCACCGGGCTGCTGGCCGCCGCTTCGGCTGGAGCCGAAGGTGTTTCCGCAGGATGCGGCGGAACAGGCGCGAGTGCCGCGGCGTTTCCAGCGGCATCGCCAGCCAGGCGGGAGCGGTTCATGGCGGCGCGCAGGTCGTCCATGGTCAGGCCGGCGGGCGCGGGTGCCGCGGCAACCGCTTCGCCCAGCGGCGAGGGCGCCGGCGCGGCTGGCGGCGTAGCAGGCACGGCGACCGGGGCGGCCGGTTCGGCCGGCGCAGCGTTGCGCGTCAGCAGTTCATCCAGCTGCGTCTCGATGTCGCTGGTAGGCTTGGCTTGCACAGCAGCGGTGGCTGGATGCGCTGCCGGCTTCTCGGCCAGGGCGGCGTCCACCTGATCACCCAGCCCAGCCTTGCGCAAGGCGTCGGCCACGGCGGTCACGTCGGCAGCTTGCACCGGTGTTGCGCGCCCTGGCGCCACCGGGGCAGCGGGTGCCGCCGGCTGGCGTGGGGCCGCGAGCGAGTCGCCAAGGATGGCGCCCCCGTCAGTCGGCAAGGCGAGCGGGCGCTCAGTGCCGGCAGCAGCAGCGCCGGGATGGCCGGCACTATCAACGTAGGCCTTCAGGTACGGGTCCATCGGTTCGCCGCGCATGGCGCCGCCGCCCTGCGCCATCATTGCGCCAGTCAGTGCGCCGACGATGTTGCTTGCCGCATCCTGATCCTGACCCTGTACGGCTGCCGATCCGGCAGGAATGGCGGCACCTAGTGCGGCGCCGGTCAATGTCCGCGTGGCGAGCCCCGTGCCAAGCGCAACCGGAAGCCCGGCGAGCAGCAGATTCAGGCCGGCATTCTTGCCGGTCTCCGTGGCTTGCTGGGCTGGCGTGAGATTCGCGGGAAGGTTGGCTGCCTGATCGGTGGTCATCGCCGCCGCGGTCGGAGCCCCGCGACCTGCCGCCAACAGCGCACGACCGAGGAGAGGGATGCGCGCCAGCGAGGCTGGCACAAGCGATTCAAGGCTGGCAGGGCCGGCAGCTACCGCGGCAGCAAGGTTCGGGATGACGCGACCCACGCCGCCGGCAATCTTGGCCGACAAACCATCGGGCGTTTCTGCTGGCGACAGGTCGCCGAAGTCATGCGCGCGCTTCGCGGCTTCGGCCGCTTCCAGCGTAGTGATGTCGGGCTGCCCCGTAATGGCCGAAGCGATACTCCCCGCTGGGTCTATGCCGCGCCGAAGGGTATCTGCGAAGTTGATCACGTCGCCGCCGCCAGCCACGAACTGGCGGCCAAGCATGGCAAGCGGGCTCACCTGTTCCTTTGGCGCCACCGCCGGCCCGTCCCACTTCACCGCCTTCGGGTCGATCGCGGCGGGCGCAGCAGGAGCCGGCGTTTCGTCCCAGCGGATGCCTGCGGGATCAATCGGCATAGTCAACGGTCCCGTCATCGAACTGGACGACCTTGCGGCCATTGGGGGCGGTGCCAGTACGCACCACCTTGCGCGCTGGTGCCGGCGCCGGCGACGGTGCGGGTGCCTGGGTCAGTGACGGCGCACCACCCTTGACCAGCGTCTCGCCCAGCTTGGACAGGTCGACTGCCCCCACGTCGGATGGCGCATCGTGAACGCCGCTACCCAGCGGCGCCTCGCTGGCGTATCGCTGCATGGCGAAATCGCCATCGAGGTAGCGCTGATCGGTATTCGCCTTGCCGGCCTGCCACGCGAGGAACTGGCGCAGCTTCTCGGCCGGGATTTCCGGCGGGTTGCCGTCCGTTCCCACCTTACCCAGCAGCGCACCCAGCATGGTGATCGGCGCCGACGTGGGCCTCGTGGGCTTCGTGTCGCCGCGGTCGGGCGCGAAACCACCGGCCTCGGTCTTCGTGTCCGCCAGGCGCGTGTTCGCTGCATGCTCGCCGGCCGCAGCATTCGCCGCGCCGGCCTGTGCGTGGCGCAAGCCAATCGTTGCATTACCCACATCCGTCACGTTCATCGTCTGGTCGGGCGTGTCGTACTTGTTGAACGCCGTGCCGTCTGTAACGCTGGTGGTTTCCAGCGGCTTGCCGTCAGATGCAGCCAGCAGCATGTTCCCAAGCGCCGTATTGCCGCCACGGAAGGCTTGCTCGGCCGCATCAATCCTTTCTTGGCCGCGGCCCTTGGAATAGGCGTCCATGCCCGAGCTGAGATTGCTGCCAAGATTGGCCAGCGCTCCAACACGAAGCGCTTCCGCGCGCTGCTCAAGCGTCGCATTTGGGTCGAGGAGCGGCTTCCCGTCAAAGACCTGACGGTTGGTGTAGGTGTCCTCGTCGATCATGGCCTCCGCACGGTTCTTGCGGGCACTGGCCATGCGGTCGCCAACCAGCGCGCCGGTCACCTGGCCCTGATAGTAGGCCTTGTTGTCGTCAGGCCTTCCGAAGATCAGCTGGCCGAGCTGCGAGCCGAGATTTTGTGCGCCGTTGGGCATGGTGAATCCTCAGTAGCTCGGCATGTTGTAGGTCAGGCCGCCGCCGGCTGACAGCGTATTTCCGTAAGCGTTTCCAGCCCCGCTGGCCGCCGAAGTTCCGCCAGCAGCGACACCGCCAGCCGCTGCCGACATCAAGCCCGATGCCAAGTCGATCTTCGCGTTGCGCCGGATGTTCCGCAGCTTCAGCTGGTCGAGGAAGTTCTGGCCCTGCGACTCACGTCCGATCAGACCGATGTCAGTGGCGAGATTGCCGTAGTCGAAGCCTTCCTGCTGCCGCTGGATGCCTGGCGCGTCCATCCGCGCCATGAGCCCGGCGGTCTTGTCCGCGTAGCTGCTGGCGTCGTTGGCGGCAGTCGCTGCGTCAGCCTTAAACGTGTCGCTGCCGATGTTCGGCGTCAGGCCGGCTTCGGTCGTCGAGCGATTGCGGCGCAGCACGTTCAGGTAGTCATCGAGGCGCGACTGCTTTGCCGATGCCGCATTGCTGTCGGCCAGCTTCGCCACCGCATCATTGACCTTCGCATCCGCTTCCTTCTGGATCCGCGCCTGATTTCGGATGCCGAGCGCGGCCTGGTTGTCCTGACGCTGCGCGGTCTTCGTGGTGTTGTAGTACTGACCGCCTGCGGCCGCTGCAGCAAGGGCGAGCCCGATAGCGGTGGAGGTTGCGATAGCCATGTCAGAGCACCTTCGTGTAGACGTGTTCGCTGGGCGTGTAGCCCATGCGGGAATAGATCGCCTCCGCGCCTCCGCACTGCCCGGCGAGGCACATCATGCGGATCATGTCGACACCCTTGGCGCGGCATGCCGGCTCGATCGCGGCCAGCAGCTCGACGCCGATGCCGGAGCGCTGGTGTTCCGGCTCGACCCACCAGACCAGCTCCGTGGCCATCGTCTTGGCGATGTTGAAGGTGAACGGCTCCACGAACAGGCCGACCATGCCCACCACGGCGCCGCCAGCTTCGGCCAGCAGCATCACGCCCTGTTCCATCATGAGGATCGCCAAGCCCGCCGCCGACTCTTCCGCCATCGGCGCGATGCCGACATAGCGGGTTTGGGCGTAGAAGCGTCCGGCCATCTCCACGATGCGCGGGATGTCGTCGTGCGTTGCGTTGCGGACGGTCACGGGTTGCCTCCATAGCCGCCGCTGGCGCCGCCGTAGAGCGCGACGCGCTTGCCACCCGGCGTGCCGTCGAGATAGCCCTGCTGGAACTGCCGCGCACTCTTCGCCGCCTGCAGGAAGCTGTTCGTCTGGCCGAACGAATCCGCCAGGCTACCGAGCTGTGCTTCCGACTTGCCGGCTTCCAGATTCGAGCGCATCGCCGCCGACGCCTGCTGCGCCGCCGTGGTCGCATCCAGGCCACTGGTCGCCAGCGAAATCAGCCGAGCCCGTGCATCCTGGTCGGCAGCCGACAGGCTCGCGCCGGCGCCCTGTGCCTTCTGCTCGACCTGCAACAGACCGCGGCCGTAGTCCTGTCCCAGCTGCTGCTGCTGGTCGACCTGCGTACTACCGCCGGTGAGGCCGGAACGTGCCAAGGCGAACTTCAGGCCGCGGTCAGCGTTTGCCTTCTGGCGATCCAGATCCTGCTGGTAATAGCTGCGCGTGGCGTTGACGAAATCATTGATGTCCGCCTGCCGCTTCGGGTCGTTGAAGACCTGATTGACACGCGACTGCGTGCCGGCGATAGCTGCTTGTCGCGCGGCCTCGGCCGCATTGGCCTCCTTCGCCGCCTTGTTGCCGCCGCTGCTCATGCCTTGACCCTCGCGAACACGATCGCATCCTGTCCATCGACGAAATAGCCGCGCAAGACGCCCTCGCGCTGCATCAGCAGGCTGCGCTCGTACCAGACGTGCGCCTGCGTTCGGCTGGTCAGCGCGAATGTCTCGATGCGGCGTGCGCCGTTGGCCAGCAGATCGTCCATCAGGCCGCGGCATACCTTCGTCATCGCGCGCCAATGATTCGCCCAGCCCTGCGGCGTGCCTGCCAGCCAGCCCTCGAACACGCCGGCGCGGACGGGACAGAATCCGCCCACCAGTACCGGCAGGCCATCACGGCCCACCATCACGAACTGGCTGCCCGGCGAAGCCACCAGCGACCGCGCCGCCACGTCCGGCACGTACTCTTGCAGGCCGGTCAACGCCAGGTACTGCGCGATCTCATCGGGACGCATGTTGGCGGCGATATACGCGAAGTCCTGCACGATCGGCAGGCCCAGGCGGATCTCGGGGAGCTGGCTGCATCCGTCCATCACGGCTGCCCCGCCATGCTCGAAAGGTGCAGCGTCACGGCATTCACGCTCCACGCCGCGCCGCCGGCAAAGTCCAGTTTGATGCTGAAGGTCGGCGCCGCCACCGGAATGGGAATCGGGTCGCCCGGCAGCGTATCCGGGTCGATCAGGTATGGCGTGGTGAACGCATTGGTGTCGCGCTGGTCGTAGCCGATGGACAAGCTCGGGCCTTGGCCGGTGCCGACGTAGTCGAGGCTCTCGAGCATCTTCGTCACTCCCGGTTGCCCGTTGTCCAGCCATGCCCATTGCACCAAGCCGGCGAAGTCTGTCGGCACCCCGTTCACGTCATCCGTTGCCACGTCCTCGCTCACCACCGACACCTCGTCACCGTGGCGGATATACAGATCGTTGCCCAGCTGCGCGAAGGCATCAACGGCGAAGGGGAAGAGGTAGCGCGACCACTTCCCTTTGCCGCCGTTGAGGGTGAACACGTAGACTTCAGTCGTCAGGCTCATCACGCGCCCCCAAGGTAGGCAACCACGGCATTGATCAGCGGCGCCCGAGCCGGCTTCGTCCACGTAGCGCCGTAGTCGGTGCTGACGAATTCCTCGCCGGCTGTTTGCGCGGTCACTACGCCTTCGTGACTGCTCATGCTTCGAACGGTGCCGGAAGCTCCTGGAAGCAAAATGACGCTCCACGTTTTACCGCCATCCGTTGAGCGCGAAACGCCATAAGGGGGGGTGTTGGACCCGGCGGCAATAAAGACGTTCTTGATCGGCGAAGAGAGAATGATCGTGCTGATGCCGTTGAATGCTGAAAACACACCCGAAGCGGCCCACGTTGCACCATCGGTGCTGATGTAGGCGTTGTTGATGTTGTTGGTAAAGACTGCTGTTGTTCCATCCGTAGCGATGTCGTAATTGCCAGTCCCTGCGACTCCCGCAAGCGCTAGCGTCCAACTCGTTGGAGTGGCCTGATCCGAGTAATACAGCTGCTGCGTCGCGCCCGAACGGAAGAACGCGATCCAGCGCCCCGATGTCATGCGGGAGATGCCGCTCAGTATCAGCCCGCTAGGTCCAGCGACCGCCGTCCACGTCGCTCCGTTGTTCGATGAATAGGCGTAAGGTCCATTGGTGGCGTCACCCCATGCCACAAAAATGCCCTGAAACCCACGAATTCTCGTGTAGGCATACGGCAGCGCCGCGACGCTCGCGGTGACCGTGGCGCCTGGAACCTCCTGCGACGCAATGATGGCGACGCTCGTAGCTGGCGTGGCCGTCAGCACGGCCATCGCCGAGCCATTCCATGCCGGCGAACTCTGCGCAACGTTGAATGGCGTCGACAAGGTGCGCGATAGCGGCCAGGAGCCCGGTGATGCGGCGAAGTCGATGGTCGTATTGTTGCCCGTGCCGAGCAGCGCCCAGATGCCGCTGGTGCGCAGCTTGACGATGGCTGCATCTGGCAGCGTGTAAACATCGCTTGTGGCATTGGTCGCGCTCACGGACCATGCGTAACTGGCGACACCAGTCAGCGTGCCAGTCACTTTGCCGGTAGCATCCATGGACAACCCGACAGGAAGTGCGCCAGATGCGAGCGCCACCGTATAGCTTCGCGATGAATCAATGTGGTACTGGTACGACACCACATCGCCAAAATAGCCGTCAGCGATGTCACCCGTGATCGAAAGGTAATCGGGAAGTGCCAACCAATACTGGCCTGCGCTTGGGTAGTAGGTTGCGAGGTAGCGGCCACCGGGACGAGCCTCCATTGCCGCATGTACCAGCACGTCGACCGGCATGCCGACATCGCCGGCCGCCAAGCTATCCGCTCCCGCCGCGATACCGACACTGCGCACGCCAAGCTGCGACAGGTAGAACAGTTCATTGCCGACCGGTTGCGCGGCGTGCTGTGCGGACGATCCGATGCCTTCCATCTGGTCGAGAAGGCTCATCGCCGACGGGTCGGGATCGACCTGCCAGTTCTGGAAGCTGGACGCATTGAAGGCGGTCAGATTGGAGCGGTACGGCGCCAGCACCGCCATGTCGTTGCTGTTGGCCTGCTGCAGTCCGGTCGGCAGGTAGCCGGCGTCCTGCGCACTCGTCCAATCCAGCGGGTTCACCGTGGCACTGAAGCGAACGATGTCCCTGTCCGCGGCAAACACCTTGCTGGCCATGATCGCCACAACCTTGCTGTGCGGGCAGTTCTTGTCCGCGACCTGGCCGCTAACCGCCACCCAGTCCATGTTGCCGTCATGCACGATCGCGCCAGTGCTGAGCGGCCACGCGGGCTCGGTAGCGCCCGTCTGCATGATCGGCGAGGCCTCCCACACCACGCGCGATGCAATCACACCCATCCACGTCACCTGGTTGTCGGTGACAGAGATGCCGGCCGTCGTCGGCCATGCCGGCTCTGAAGTGCCGCTCTTGCCCGGCGCGGCCTGCGTCGCCTTGAAGATCAACCCGGGCGACGGCGCCTGGTAGGCGTAGTCCCAGCTGACTTGATCGAACTCCAGTGTGCCGCCGTGCGTGCCGTTGTTGCCATTCAGGCGGATGAAGGCTTCGGCAGCACCAACCGGCGCGGTGCCACTGGCGCTGGTCAGCTTCCAGTAGCCGCCCTGGCCGTAGATCAGGGTGCCAAGCGCTGCGCCAGGTATCTCAGCATGAGCGGCATTGCGCCAGACGATGATGATCTGTGCGCCCTGGTCATCCGTGCCGTTGTTGGTCAGCTTCGCCATCGCCTGCGCGGTGATGTGCTGGCCCGGCTTCACCGGCACCACGTTGGTGTTGTTGAGCGAGTCGATACCGGTGCCTGACAGCACCACGCATTTCGTACCCGCGTAGGGTGTCGTGCTGGTGTTGGCCCAGCGAGCGGCGCCCTGCGTCCAACCAGACAGCGTGCCGGTCTCGAAATCGCCGTTGGTCGGCTGCGTCTGCGTGACAACCGTCGTACTTGACGGCTTGACCAGTGCCCCGGGCACATAGCTTTTCCCGGCCTGCCAGGTGTCGGTCATCGGTTGTCCAGTAGTTTGATGTTGCTGTAGCGGCCACCGCCGGGGATCGGGTTCGTCGTCACCGGCGGCGCCGGAGCCGGCGTGCTATCCACGTCCTCGGAAACCTGCGCACCCGCCGACTCCGGCCAGGTGGGCTCCGATGCGCCAGATGACGGACTAGCCCCATCCACCTCGACCACGGTGTACTTCCAGCCGGTGTAGACGGTCGGCTGCACCACATCGCCCAGGGCGCGCGGAACGTCTGGCGCCCATGCGGCCGGATTCGACTTCAACACCGCCTGATAGCGGAAACCGTTGGGCGTGGTCGGCAGCACGGTATCGCCGGCCTTGTACATCGTGTTCGCCACCCAGGTGCCGCCGGACTGCAGGTAGTAGTGGATAACGTCGCCGTTGGCGAACTCTGCCGCCACGTACAGGTAGCCCATGAAGGGCTGCGCGAAGTGGATTTCTGCGATGGTCTGCGTGCTGTCGGTGGGATGCGCCAGCACCTCGCATGTGTAGCCCGCCGGCACCGTCTGTGGCGTGCTGGAAAACACCACCATGCCGCCGTTGAAGGCGCACAACCCTTTCGTACCTGCCGGCAGTACGGCTTTCCGCACCGTGCCGGGGCGCGACTGGATCGAACCGTCGATGGTGACGAAGCCGTTCACCAAGTCGTACAGGCTCGACGGATCAGCGCCGCCCTTGGTGCGTAGGCGGTTGATGCCAGCCTTCAGCGCATTGAGGTTGACGTCGCTCATACGAACGGCACCGTGGGCACTGGCTGTACATAGGCCGACTCGAAGCGGTTGTCTCGACCCGGGATGTAGCGCGCCGGGCCATGCGTGCCGGCGACAAGGTTCTGGATCAGGGTCTCCATCTCGCGCACGTAGTTGCCAGCGTCGGGCCGGCCGTAGTGCGCTTTCGCGTTGGACAGCGCCAGCAGGAACACCGGGCGATCGTCGATCGTGGCTTGGTCGGTGTCGGCCGCGAAGGGCTGCGGCCCGAAATCACCCTTCACCACCAGGCTGCCGTCAGTGGTCAGGGGTGCCGGCCACACCTCGATGGCGTCGCGGATCTCGTAGTGCGTCGGCCAGCCGGTGACCGTGTTGCTGTACAGCTCCGGCGGGATGCCGGCGCGCATCGGACGCCAGATGCCGTCACGCACGACGCCGACCCAGCGAATCTTGCGCGGGTCCACGCGCAGCGTGCTGGTCTCGGCATTCGCTTTCAGATCGTAGAATCGCACGCCAGTCGTCAGCGGCCACGAATAGGCGCGATCGGTGCGCAGCACGCTGTAGCGGCGATAGAGCAGCTCCTGCGCCTCGACAAGAAACGAGTTCAGCAGAGCGGACATACCGGGCGGCGGGCTAGCGACCTGTGCGGCAAAGCCCAGGCGCGTCATCATGTCGTCGCGCAGCTGCTTCAGCGTTCGGTTCGGGTTGGTGCCGGCGTCGTAGTTGTAGGTGGGTGTGGGCATGCGTCCCCCGGTGGAAGAAAAACGGCCGACCGAAGCCGGCCGTCTTTGCGGCGATCAGGTACGGTTTTGCGTCACCTCGGGTCGGGCTTGGCGCCGCCCTTCGCTGCCGCCCTCTCGGCTTCCGCTGCAGCCGCTTCCGCGGCGGCGGCTTCCGCCTCTGCCTCGGCCCTGTGGTCGCGCAAGCCGGCCTGCGGCACTTCCTCGCGCGTGCCGCGGCCAAGCTCGAAACCGTAGTCCTCTAGGCTGCGCGGACCCGAGCGGTGCGCAATGCCCACCGGATCCGGCGCATTGACGCGGCGATACTTGGCCTGCAGCCGCGCAAACTCGGCATCCGCGCTGATCGGCAGTTCCAGCTTCTCGTCGGTGAAGTCGCCCGGGTGGACGTTGGCCGGCCCATGCACGGCGCGAAGCACGTCGATTTCGTGCTCGGGTACGCGCACATACAGCCTGTCGATGCCGCGCTCGATGGCGACACTGACCAGCTTGTGGGTGATGGTGTTTCCCATGGAAACCTCCGGTAGTGGTGGGAAAGCGACGCCCCCGCAGGGGCGCCGATTCGGTCAGGCGGTGAGGTAGGCCGAGCAGGTGCCGGCCGTGCCGACGGCGGTAACGTTCAGGCGCATGTACTGGTACAGCGTGACCTCGGTCATCTTGATCAGCCCGGTGATCGAGGTGACGGTAAGCAGGTCGACAGGCGCGGTGAACGCCGCATCGACGGAGCCCTGCACCTTCACGGTCGGGGTGCCGGTGGCGCCGGCCAGGTGCACGGTCAATACGGCATTGAACCCGTTGTCGAACGGCGTGGCGCTCATCGCCACGCCGGCCTGCGCGGCAGCAGCGGTCAGAGAGACCGCCTCGCCCAATACACTAATCTTGCTCATCGGAATAACCTCGTGCAGAAAGGGAGGCGCCCGGCGGGTGAGGCCGGGCGGTGGATCAGGCGATGGTCAGGACCGCCAGCGCGTTGCGCTTGTTGACCGTCAGGCCGTACTTGCTGGTCTGGCCGAAGTAGGTCACGTAGCGATCCGGCAGGCTTTCGGGCTTGCGGTTGCGCAGCCACTCCCCCTTGTACGGGCGCAGCTTGATCGCGTTGCTGTTGAGGAAATAGCAGGTCTTGGTCTGCGTGGTGGTGCTCATCAGCGCGTCCAGCGCCTCGAAGCTCGGATCCCACTTCAGCGGGATGCCGTGGAAGTTCACCGCCTCCACGCTGGCGTCGACCGCCGCGCCGCCCTTGCCCTGCACCGCCAGGTGACGCTGCACGGCCGAGACCGACTGCGTGACGTAGTTCTCGTAGAACGCCTGGCCGCAGATGATGGCATCCGGCAGCATGCCGCCGTAGCGCATGCAGTCCTTCCAGGTGTGCTCCATCTGCGTGATGACACTCGCCGCCGCGATGGCGGTGTTCGTGTTATTGCGCCAGTAGGTTGCGGTGGCGCCGTCGATGCCGCCCACGACGCCGGTCGCCGGATTCAGCGAGATCAGGCTGGCCACGCCCGGGATAGCCTTCGCCGACTGCGAGCCGTCGCGCATGTACTCGAAGGACATCGCTTCCTGGATGCCGTTCTTGAGGCCGCGATAGGACTGCTTCAGCAGGTTGATCAGCGCGTCCTTCTCGGCCGCGGTCGGCACAGCGTCGCCACTCTCGCCGTCGACGGTGTGGATACCGGCGGCCAGCAAGCGATCCTCGTCGAACCAGAAGCCGTCGTGCAGGCCGGCATAGGTGAAGTTGGTCCACTTCGCCGGGTCGCGCTCGTTGTAGGTCACCTGATCAGCGCCGAAGTAGTTCTGCGCGTTCGAGCCGTTGGCGACGTAGATCGGTTCCTTGAAAGAGCCGTTGAGGAACGTCGATGGCTCCTTGTTCTTGATCAGCCAGTCCAGCAGCACATGCTGCATGTTGATCTGGTCGATCGGCTCTTTCTTCTGGTACGTGCCCAGGGCATAGGTCGAGCCCGTGGCAATCTGCGTGGTGGTAAAGGGCATGGTCGTAACCTCGAAGTGATGGGGTGTGTTCCATCCACGTCGAGGGAGGCGAGTCCTCAGTACAGCCCTACCGGGCGCGACTCCGGCGTACAGCGTGCGTGGTGCGCTTTGTCATGCGCGGGGCCAGCGTGCACCAATTGGCGAAGGCGTCAACGGCAAAGAAAAACCCCGCCTGTCGACGGGGTGCGGAATCAGCGCAGGGAGAACTCTTTCACCGCGACGCGGAAGCCACGCCTCCCGCTGCCTGTGTTTGAGGCCACCGCCGGCTGGGCCTGCAAAAGAGGGTCAGTGCCCCGCCGCAGCAATGCCGAAGTTGAGCGCCTCCATCGGATCATCGGTCGCCGGCATGACCTGCGGCCGCACACCACCGCCGCGCACCGGGCCAGGCACGGGCTTGACTGGCGGGGCGGCCACCGGCGCAGCGGCCGCCGGCGGATTCGGGAGGCGCTGGTAGGCGATGCGCGCGGCCTGCGCCCACTGCGAGGGCGGCACGGCATCCTTGATCGCCTGCAGCGCTGCGACCAGATAGGGCTGCTTGGCCGCGTAGTTCGGATCGGCGGCGGCCAGTTCGGCGCCCAGCGTGTTCAGCGCCGTGATGCCGTTGTCATGCTCGGTCTGCGCATTGCTGCGCTGGCTTTCGATCTGCCTGCGGCCCTCATCCAGCTTCAGCGCCTGGCGCTGCGCGGCGATTTCCAGCGCGCGGGTGCGCGTGATGTCGCCATCCTCCACCTCCTTTTGCAGGTCGGTATGCGCGGCCAGCGGGTCATGCACGCCCGGAATCTCCTTGCCCAGCACCTGCGCCAGCGAGGCCAGTTCGCGCGAGACCATCTCGTAGGCCTTTTCGGCCGCCTTCAGATCGCCGCTGTTCGCCTTGGCGATCACGCTGCCGTAGTCCAGCAGCTGACCGTACTGCTCGGCATTCACGCCAGCATCCTGCACTTGCTTGAACAGCTCGCGGCCAAAGTTCGCGTGTTGCGCCAGTTCGGGCAGCTGCGCCACGTCCTTGATGCCAGCCTTCTCCAGCGCCTCTTTCACCGGCGCCAGCGCCTTGATCTCGCCGGCCATCTCGCGGAAGCGATCATTCGCCTTACCCTTGAGGCCCAGCGCAGTGATCTCGGTCTCGGTCGCCTCGTCGCGCTCGGGCTCGGCCTTCGTCTTGTCGGCTTCATCTTTCGATGTGACTGCGGCAGCTTCCGGGGTGCCGGGGATGGGATCAGCCTTGGCCGCCGGATCCTTGCCGTCGACGGCATCTTCGGCAGGGATGCCGGCCGTGGTGGCCAGCCCTTCGTCCATGGCAGCACGCGCCGCCTCTTCCAGTGTCGGCTCGGGCGTGGCGGGCGTGTCGGTGATGGTATCGGTGGTGGCCGGCTGGCCTTCGTCCAGTTCGGGATCCATGGGTTACTCCTGGGTGACGGGTGCAGGTTGGGCGGGAGACGGAACGGCGGTCGCGGGCTGGCCTACCGCGGGTATCCCTGACGGCGCAGCGGATGGATCAGCGGGCGCAGATGCCGTCGACACGGCGACGCCGCCCACCATCTGCTCCACCAGCTGCGGATCGAATGCCGGATACGACGCCTTGATCAACGCGCTGGCGCTGGCCGGGGTCAGGATGGATTGGCGCACCTGGTCGAGCACCTGCGTCAGCGCTGCGATCTGCGGCCCCATCAGCGCGGTCTGCTGGATCGGTGGCGGCGGTGGTGCATTGCCTGGCGCACCAGGCCCCTTGCCGGCGGACGGCATCAGCGAGTCGATGTCCAGAGAGTCGCCGGAGCGCTCGGCGGTGATCTTGAGCAGGGCTTCCAGCGCGTCGGCCACGTCGCTCGGATCGGATCCGCGCATCTGCCCGATCTGCACAATGCCGTTCTGCAGCAGAGGCAACTGGTTCGCCCATGCCTGGCGCTCGCCCATGGTGTCAGGCTTGCCGCTGGATCCTGCGCGCACGTCGACCACCAGCAGCCCGCGCAGGTCGTCTGCGCCGGCATAGTCGGGCCACATCGCATCAGGGCCAGCGATGGCCTGAGCATCCTCCTTCGTCACATGCGCGCGAGCCAGCTCGGCGGTGTACTGCGCCACTTCGCCCAGCACCGTCTCCATCGCGTCGCGCCGGCCAGCGGTGCGTGCCTTGAAGCCGGATTGCTGGATGTCCGCCTCGGTCGCAGTCTTGGCCGTGTTGATGGCGCCAGAAAGCGCTTCCTGCACACCCCATATGCGCTCCAGCTCCCTCGTGATCCGCTCACGGTCATACAGGCCAAGGTCGAGTGGTGCGAATGGCTTCTGGAAGAATACCGCGCGCAGATCGGTGTTCGGCATCGTGGTCTCGATGCCAGTCCACTCGCCGGTGACAGATTTCTCGATCGATGTCATCGCCGCCTGGCCCACCTGGCCCTTGTGGTACAGGATGCCGGGCAGGCTGCGGCGGCGGTGCTCGGCCTCGGCCGATCCGATGCGGTTGTAGTCGTCGACCAGCTTGGCGCTGCTGGTGACCAGCGATTGCGGGTGGCGCTGCCCATCAACCTCGCTCGTGCACAGCGTGAAGAACGGATAGAACCGGGTGGTCGCGGTCGGGTTCCACGCCGGCTTTACCCAGCGCTTGATGCCGTGGATGCCGGTCAGCACGCTGTTCGTGTCGCGGTCCCACACTTCCTCGACCATCACGAAATCGCCGGTGGTGTCGGTGCTGTACTCCATCGACTCGCCGGCGCTCTGGAACTTGTCGGCGTCCGATGGCCGGGACTGGGCGACCATGGCCGTCTCGCGCTGTACCATCTGGGGCTTCTTCGCGCTGTAGCGATTGGCCTGTTTCATGATTTCGTCGGGCAGCTCGAACTCGGCCTGCGCGTCGCAGTAGCGCATCGGGATGCGGTGGCTGTTCCACGGCGCGTCGACGTGATCGGCGATGGTGTAGCCGGGTGCGACCTGGAAATCCTCGGCCGGCACCAGGTCGACCGCGAGGCCGCGCGCCACCACCACCTCGGCCTGACTGCGCAGCGTCGCAAGCTGCCGCTCGTACTCGGCGCGTTTCGCGTCCTCTTCCGCGCCCTGCGCCTCATCCAGATCCTGCCGCATGCTCGCGGCCCGCTTGATGTTCGCCTGCAGGTCGTTGATCGCAGTCACGGTCTCTGGGCTGGGCGCCGTGCGCTCCTGCCAGCTCACCTTGAGCACGCCCAGGCCGATCGTCAGCGCGGAGCGCACCCAGCGCACGCCGCGGAACTTGAGCCGGGCATCCTTCCACAGCCGCGAGATGATGATCTCCAGCGTCTCGGCGAAAGCCTTCGTGTCGCGCTGGCGGCGCTGGTATCGCTGGCGAAGCTGCTCGTACTGCTGCTGAATCAGATGGTCCTTCAGGCCATCGGCCGCCTGTTGGCCGGCTGCGGCAGCTGCCTTCTGGTCGCCACCACTGTCCTGCAGCACGGCCTGGAAAGCCTGGTCGTGCGCCTGCTGAATGTCCGGCGATCCACCCACGTAATCCTCGGCTGCGTCGCGCATCGCCTCCAGGCTCGGCGGCTCCGACGCTGGCGACGGCCGCACGTCCACATCCGGGTCGCGGGCGTACAGGAACGATTCGAGAATGTCGATGTACGTGCCGATCAGGTTCGCGTCGACCTCGAAACCGGAGTCGCCGCGCGCGTAGCGGCGGTCCTTCGCGTACTGCTCGCGCGCCGACTCGTCGAACTTGCGGGCGGCGTCGATGCGATCGAGCCACTTCTTGACGTCGGCAGCCTCGCGCGCGACCAGGCGCTGCTGGTCGGCTGGGCCGGGCGCAGTGGTTGCGTTCGGGTCGGTGACTTCGGTTTGCGTGGGGTCCATATCGGTCACCTGTAGTAGCGGGAACGCTCGGCCTGGGTTGCTGCGTCCGTCTTGTCACGGGCGGCGAACCAGGCATCGGTAAATGGTTCTGGTGGATCTGGCTTCTTCACTTCGGGCGGTCGAGCGTCCGCCATGAGATCCATGGCGCGACCAAGAAGGCCGCACACGTCCACCTTGTCGTCGTGCTTGCCGGCGGGAAACGCGCACAGCTGGAGCACCAGTTCTTCGGCCCAACGTTTTCCGCGCGGCAGATGGATGGCGCCGCCCTGGGCGCGCGCGCGGAAACTGGCGACGCGGGCGATCTTGTCGCCGGTGGTGGGCAGGTATGTCATCGTCACCCAGCGCCCTGAGTCCCGCATGGCACGGTTGGTGGCTGGGCCGATGGCCTTCTCGATCACACCCTTTTCGCCGTACCACTCCAGCACCTTGTGCTGACTGGCCAGCGAAAGCTTCTCCTCGATCGTGACGTCAGGGGCCTCTTGGCCACTCCACCAGTCGAGCATCCACAACTCGCCTTGCTGGTCGATGCCGGCGACGCCATGCTCCGTCCAGTCACCGCCCTTGACGGTCACCGCGTAGTCGCTGGCGCCGTATCGGTTGAGTTGCGCGGGCAGCTCCTCGGGGTCGTACCAGCTGAACCAGCCGCGCTCGAACTGGCCGCCGGTGTCGGGCACGGGCTGCTGCTGATAGAGCGCGGACCAATCACGCGGACCGATGGCGGCCTTGATGCTTTCCAGCTCGAGCGATGGATACCACTCCGGCCACAACGGCGCGCCAAGCGGGCGTCCCATCACGTCGTCCGCCTCCGCCACAGCCGGCAGCGTCACCACATCCCACTGCTCGCCACCCTGCTCCATCGCCTTGAGCAAGCGCCCAGCCAGATCGTCCTCATGCCAGCGCGTCAACACCAGCACGATCGCACCGCCGGGCATCAGGCGTGTGCGCAGCGTCGAGGTGTACCAGCGCCAGACGCCCTCGCGGATCGTCTCGCTGTCGGCGTCCTGTCGATTCTTGATCGGATCGTCGATCAGTGCGACGTGCGCGCCGCGGCCAGTGATCGGGCCGCCAACGCCGACTGCCACATACACGCCATGCTGGTTCGTGTGCCAGCGGCCGGCAGCAGCTGATTCGTCGGACACGCGCACGCCAGGGAACAGCCGCGCGTATTCCTCGCTGCCGACAATGCCGCGGACCTCGCGCCCAAAGTCCTGCGCGAACTCGCCCGAGTAGGTGGATGTGATCACCTGTCGGTCAGGGTGCCGGCCGAGATACCACGCAGGGAAGCGTCGGCTGGCCAGCTCCGACTTTGTGTGCCGCGGCGGCGCGAAGATCATCAGGCGCCGGCATTCGCCACGCTCGACCGCCTCCAGCTTGTCGGCGATCAGGCGATGGTGCGCGCCGTCCTGGAAGTCTGGCTTGGTGTAGCGCGTGAAGCCGATCAGCGAATCCCGGCCGCGGCGCCTTGCCAGCAATTCGCGCGCGGCGTCGGCTACTGTGAGGCCGCCATCAGCCACCGTCCTTCCCCTTCGCTTCACGCGCAAGGATCGCCAGCAGCTGCTCGTCGCTCAGTTGGTGCGCCGGCAGTTTGTTGCCGTCAGCATCAGCCAGCTGCACCTTGTCCCCGTAGCGGCGCGGATCCCACTTCGCCAGGAGCTTGTGGTCGGTATCAATGATCAGCTTGTCGCGCGCGACGTCGCCGGTTGAATCTCCGCCATCAGCCTCACCCTTCCCGCGTGCCGTTCGGCGCGAGCGCTGCGCAATCGCGTCATAACCCAGGTCGCGCGCCTCGTCGAACTGCGCCGCTATCTCGGGGTCATGCGCGCGCCAGTCGTTGACCGTGCGCACCTTGAGATCAAGATCGCGCAGGATGACGGTGTGCGGCTCGCCGGTGGCCAGCCTCGCGCAGATGATCGGCACCAGTGTTGCGCGGTCGAATTGCTGCTTGGCCATGGCTCAGCCCTCGGCAGCAGCTGGATCCACCGCCGCCAGCCGCCGCAGTCCGGCCGCCGTCATGGCGTAGCGGTCGCCAGCTTCGCCTTCGCCGCGCTTGACGTAGCCCAGGCTCTCGCAACCATCGAGCAGCGCCGATCCACCAGGCGCATGTTCGCGGCGGAACTCGTCGCGGTGGACACTCAGCTCGCCCGCGACGTAGCGCAAGCCGGCGGTGATGCGGTCGGATTCTCGGAAGCCCATGCACGCGACAGTGCAGGAACCGGGCAAGGCGTCAACGGATGGTCAACATCTCGCGCAGATCGTCACCCAAGCTCTGCAGGTCAGGCATGCCGCCATAACACCCCACCCATTCGGCCGTCAGAGTCACAGCCCAGCGATGAGCCATGCTCGACTCCTCGCTCAGCACGTAGACCTGGCCGTCTCGCACGAACACGTAGCAGCAGCAGCCGCGCGATCGGGCCACACTGGACACATGGGCCTGAACACGCTGTGCGATCAGCTCGATCGATGACGCTGAGAGCTGCGCGATGGGTCGCGGCTGCCGGCGCTGATGGAACGGCACACCGGCGGTCTTGCCGCGCGGAACGCCGACAGCTCGGATGCGCTCAGTCGCCATCATCCTCTACCTCGCGCTGCAGGCAGTAGTGCGGCTGCTCCGGATACCGCGACACCTTGCGCGGCTCGCAGAACCCAAGCCCGGCCGGCGGATTGATGTCGTCGCGACGGTAGTGGATGCAGTCGGCGCAGGTGACGGGCTCGCTCATGCCCGCACCCAGTGATGCGCCAGAAACTCCCCACCCTTCCGCCGCACGATCTTCCGCACCAGGCCGCGTCGCTGCATGGCCTTGAGCGCCGACTCGCAGCCGGTGAACGTCGTGCCGGCGCGCTCGGCCAGCGTGTAGGCGTCGATGGGCTCCGCCAGGTGCGGCAGGAGCTTCGTGGCGATGGTTTCGCGGGGCTTGCGGGCGGTCATACGGCTGGCCTCATGAAGCAGAACCAGTGCGTTCCGCTACGCTTCGCAGACGGGTGCCCGAACAATGGTTTGTGGGGCGTCAGCGCAAGAACGTCGCGAGTTGCGATCTGCACTTCTGACCACTTGAAAATCAGGACGCCCTCGGGCTTGAGTACGCGGAAGCATTCGGCAAAGCCGACGCGCAAATCTTCGCGCCAATCACCGCCGAGCTTCCCGTACTTCCCAGCAAGCCAGCTCTTCGGGCCGGCGCGGACAAGGTGAGGTGGATCGAACGCGACGAGGGCGAACGACTCATTCGCGAACGGCAGTGCACGGAAGTCCATGCGCGCATCCGGACGAATCGACAGCGCGCGGGTTCCGTCGGTGCGATGCGTGCGGTCCGTTACGACTATGATTTCATCGCGCTGATCGCCGAACAGGCACCGCTGATCGTCGCGATCAAACCACATCATGCGCATGCCGCAGCAGGGATCGAGAACGGGTTTCCCGTCCATCAGAACAACCCTGGCGCGATCGCTTCGCGCACGATCGGGCTGATCGTCACGACGACGCGGGCGCCGTGCTCGTCGGGCTCGCAACGTTCCGCGTCGATGCGGCGCACCCACGAGTCATCCTCGAACGCGATGTTTTTCAGAGCGTCGAGCAGCACCTTGAGCGCATTGTCCAGGTCGATGCTGCGCACGGTGTCGTCCCATCCGTCGGGGTCTTTCGCCGCACGCTTCGCCCAGTCGAGCGGCCGGCCCGGGTACATGCGCACGGTCAGCGCGACGCGGCCGCGTGTGATGTGCACGCCAGCCTTGCGGGCAAGCATCGCGACTTCGTGCCGGTACGCCTTCGCCTCGCTCGTGGGAACGATCGTGATGTGCTTGCCGATGTTCACCGGACGCCAGTACTTGTTCGCCGACAGCGCAGGCGGCAGCACCAGCGTGACCGGGCTGGCGACGACTCGCGCGGGCGCGATGCTGGCGGGATTGGCGTTCAAGCGGCCGCCCTCCTCAACTCCGCCGCCCTCACCCGCAGATCGTTTCCGATCGACCAGCCGCTGAGCTCCCGCGTGTACACCCCGACGATCCAGTGCGGGTATTGCGCGGTGATCGCTTGCGCCCGCAGCCCGTTCGCGTCGACCGCGAAGATCTGGCCGTCGTCGCTGATTGCCACCAGTAGCTCAGGCTCACCTTCAAGCAGCGCGGCAATCACGCGCGAGGCGGTGCCGCTGCCTTGGCCGCGACCGGAGACGTTGCCGACAGGCAGGCTCTCGTCGCGCTTGCGGCGGTAGACGGTGCCGCCGCGGTGAGTTGGTATCCGGGTCATGGGGTGGCCTTGTGTGGCTGACGAAATTCACGACGCGCCTCGACCAGCTTTGCGTGCCACCAGCACGCGGCAGACTTGCGTAGACCGTGGCGGGCTTGAAGATCGCGGATGGACGGCATGGGACCAGCAAGGTGCAGCCCGATGCTTGCGCGCTGGATCTGGCGGGGCATGGCGATGCGCAGGATGGCTTCGGGCTTCATGCCGCACCCTCCCGATCCCAGCCCATGCGCTCGGCGATGTCGCTCAGCGCCTCCAGGCCTCGTCGTCGGTTGTCGTCACTGTCGATCCTCGCGATCGGCGGCGGTCCCGGGAGTGCCGGCATCGCGTCGAGCAGTTCGCGTGGCGTCGGCCAGCGCGTGCAGTTGGCCATCAGCCGCCTGAAGCCCTCGCGCAGTCGCGGCGTGTCGCGCTCCTCGACGAGCTTCCTGCCGGCAGTGATGGCCTCAACCCAAGCTGGCAACGTGCCGCGGCTCAGCACGTCGTAGGCCGGGGCGTGGTCAAGATTCAGCAGCACCAGCTTTTGCAATCCGCTGCTGATTTCCCGGGTTATCCAGTCCTGCATTTTTCGCGTCCTCGAGTTCTTGGAGCACTTGCATCGTTGCACTGATCCGCGGTGTGCCGTTGGTGCGCGGCGGTCCGGGGCCGATCTTCTTCGAGCCTTCGGCGTGGCGTGCCCTGGCCGTCGTGATGGCCCAGGCGAACGGGTTCGTTGCGTCGGGCTTCTCGCCGTAGGTGTCGCGGATGGCTTCGGGCGTCACACCTTCGGCGATGGCGTCGAGCAGGTCGGGGTGGCTTGGGTTGACCCTGGCGCAGCCGGCCTGGCGGAGCAGGAGGCACGCGCGCCCTGCATTGGCGATGATCACCGGTCGCGTGGGAGGGTCTGGCGAGAAAGGCGCGTGCGGAGAAGGCTCTTGCTCTTGATACTGGTGTCTGGTGTCTGGTGTCTGGTTAGCCGTTGCAGTACGCGTGACAGGTACCCCTATGTCACGCGTGACAGGTGCGTTACTTGTGCGACTTGTCACGCGTGACAGCATGCTTTCAAGGTCGGCCGTTGATGTGTCGTACTTGGGTACGATGTCGTGCTCGCGAAGCTCCGAAAACAACTCCTTACGGCGCTGTCGGTGGCGCTTCTGGCGCTCCGCCTCGTTCTCACGCTTAGCCGCCGCCTCTTCCTGACCCTCACGGTATTTCGCAATCTCTTCGTCACAGCGCTTGTGGTGCCAGCCGTCATCAGCCTGTTCGAAGAACTCCTCAAGCACAGACTCGACTGCCGCCTTTTCATCGCGCGAGCGTGCGCGGACACGGCGCTGAATCCCCTTCATGTCCTGCGGCAACGGCCCTTCCATGTCGTAGTACCACCGGATCAGCCGGCCGTAGATGCCGTCTTCGCACGCGGTTAGGTGCGCAGTCGCCTTGTCGTAATCACCGATGTGCAGCTCGACGTAGTTCACGCAACGTCACCCTGCCCCGCATCAAACCGGAACTCCCGCAGCGCTAGCCACGTCCTCAGCCAGATCGCGCGCTCGATGATGTTGAGGGTCGGCGGCATCACCACGACCTCCGGATAACCGCGACCTTTCCGCTGCATTCGGCGGCGATGCGCCGGGCCTCGGATCGACTCTTGCAGACCAGCACCAGCTCGTCGGTGGTGGGGTCGTACACGCACCAGGCGATGACTTCACTCATGACTGCCCGTCCAGGTTCGGGTTGTGGTGGTGGTAGTCGCGCTCCGCCTGCTCGTACAGCGCACGGGCCTTGGCCTGCTCCTTGCGGACACGCTCCTGCGTGTTGAGGTAGTAGCGCTGCTCGGCGATCGCGTGGCGCGTGGCGTCGGAAATCGCGCGGTCCGTGTCGGTCAGCTCGAACGGGATGGGGTCGTTTTCGCCGCGGTCGATGATGTTCATCCGACCTGCCCCCGCATCAACTCGCGAATCGTCCTGCGCTCGATTTGCCGTTCACGCTCAAGCTCTGACATCCGGTCTTTCAGCTCGCGGTTCTCGCGCTCTACATCGGACTCGATCCGGCGCAGCGAACGCGGGTCATACCCACGTTTGAGCAGCAACCAGAACAGTGGCGCCTCGTTTCCGCAGCGAGTCATCAGCTTGTCGAGTTGTTCGCCGCTGGGTGCGTTCTGGCCGGTTTTGAAGCGCGACCACACGGCGTTGTCGACACCCACATCCGCTGCAATGATCTTGTCGTGCAGGCCGCTTTTGTTTGCGCAAAGCGATAGCGCCGCCGACCATGAGGGCTGCCGCTGGATCTCGTTCAGATCGATGTGCACGGGGTCGCCGGCAACGCGTAGATCCAGCGTGAAATCAACGTCGGTCATGATCGTTGACTCGCGTTGCTCAACGGATCAGGCGTAAAAAAAAGCCATGAAACGTGATGCGTATCTGAGTTCATCAAGCCACCTGCTCGGCAGCCGGCGTGGGCTCGCCAAAAACATCGGGCCTCAGCTCCTGGCGCGTGACAGCGCCATCCGTGGCTTGTTCGATGGCAATGCAGCGTTCGGCAGGGACGCGTGGATTCGACCCGCGCGTTTTCCAATTACTCACCACCGATTGACGTACGCCGAGTTTTTCGGCGAGGGCGGTCACACCCCCGGCGAGAAAAATTGCTTTGTCGAGTGCGTTCATAGGGACGCATCATCACGCTTTGTGTTTCTGACGTCAACACCAACCGTGTTAGACGGGAAAACGCTGCAGTGGATCAATGCAGCATGACTTTTGCGCAGACCCTAAAGAAGCTTCGGACCGACGCTGGACTGACCCAGGAACAACTGGCGCACGCCTGTGGCTACTCCGGGCAGAGCCGCATCGGCAACTATGAATCCAGTCAACCCAAAGCCAGGCAGCCAAAACCGGATGAACTGCCCGTAATAGCCAAGGCTCTCGGGGTATCGGTGGGGCAGCTGTTTGGGGAATCGCAGACGCTGCGACTCGACCCCGTGATGCTCGCCGAAACGCATCGCGTGCTACGCGAGCTGTACCACGAACGCTGTCAGGTCTACTCGCTTGAGGATCCGATCGCCGCGGTTTGGTTTGTGCAGCTCTATGCGATGCGAGCCGCCATGTCGGCCCAGCCGTCACAGGATGAATGGGTTCAGTTCGGGCGGAAACTCGCAACAATCACGACGCCACAGGGGGCTGGGGATGGACGAAGCGATGGTGTGCCGGTTGAAGGCACTGGCACGAAGCGCGTGGCCGGCGGAGTTCGCAGGCGTAAAGCCTAACTTGCGCCTGGTGCGCCCAGCGCCCAGCAAGGAAATGACGGACGCCGAGCGTTACTGGGGTCGACCGGATCGCTACAACCCGCGCGAGTTCAGGCGCAAGTACGGGTGATGGGGCTCCAACGAGAGGGGAGAAATCATGAAGAAATTAGCTTTGATCGTTGCGTCCTGCATGCTGGCGCTGGCGTCATTCTCGGCGCTCGCATGGGACGGCACAGACGAGAACGGCAACACCGTGACGATCGATAGCGGCAACCTGGTCCGCGTCGGCCTGAGCATCACCTATCACAACGACGCCGACGGCAACGATCACGACGCCACTATTGACGCGATCTACCAGTCCGGCGGTTACGTTCAAATCGAGTTGACCGACGACGACACGGGGTACAGCCACACACTAACCATGGAGCGTACATGAAGAAGATCATCGTAACGATCGCCGCACTACTGCTTTGCTCAACAGCACTCGCGCTGCCCAGATCCAAGGGCTACAGCGCCCCGAAATACAAGGCGCCACGATCCGCACCAGTCCATGTCAGTGGCCACGTCACTAGGAGCGGCACGTACGTGGCACCCAGCTACCGCACGGCACCGAACCACACCAAGACCGACAATTGGTCGAGCAAGCCGAACGTCAACCCGTACACAGGCAAACAAGGGACGAGGAATCCATACGCCACCCCCGCCCCAGGCCACTGACCCAGCGCAAAGCAGCGAACCAAGCCCGCTCCGGCGGGCTTTTTTATGGGCGCTGAAAATAAAACACAATTTGTGTTGACAAGATAAAACACGTTATGTGATGCTCTCCCTGCGCCATCACCGGCCAGGGAGACCGCCATGCAATCGCCGCTCTACAGCTCGCAAGCCATCCACCTCACACCCCACACCTGTGTCGACGTGCACGCAGACGCCAATGTGGTCGTGCTTGGCATGGTGGGTGATCGCATCCATAGCGACATTCACTGCACCCCCGAGCAGGCCATTGAGCTCGCCGACGCGCTGACCGAAGGCGCGGCCCGTTGCCTCGCGGCAAGGGAGGGCTGAGCCATGTACACCAGCACCTCCGCGCACAGCGACCAGCCGATCAAGGCGTGGCGCCACGCATCCGATCCGGGTTCGATCTGGTTCGGTAATCCGGGCCAGAGCTACGTCAGCTTGTCGCTGATCGAGGCCCAGCGCCTGATCACCGAACTGCAGCGCGAGCTGGCGGCGGTCGAGGCGAAGGCGCGGAGTGCGGCCGCATGAACGCCCCCACCCCCCATATCGGCTCGACCCTCGCCCAGCGCGCCATCCTTCGCTACCGCCTCGAGCAGCGCGAGCTGGACGCCGAGCGCGAACGCCTCGAGCGCACCGCGGCCGCGCTGCAGGTCGACGCCCTGCTCGATCGTGTCAGCCAGCCGGAGCCGTGCAACTTCTGCGCCCCGGTCGACGACGTGCCCAAGGCGATCACCGGCACGCAGTTGGCCATCGCCGGCGCGCTGTGGCTCGCCTGCATGCTCGGCTCGCTGTGGCTGTGCACGTCCGCAGGGATGGCATTCCTGGACGCGCTGTGGGGTGCGAAATGAACGCCGCGCAGAAGGCGGCTGTGCTGGCGGTGCGAGCCGGCGATGTGTTCAAGTTTGACGCTGGCCGCTATGCAACCGTCATGCGCACAATTCCGGGTGGCTGCGTCGAGCTGCGCATTTCTGGCGAGAAGAACGGCAAACCGTCCCTGTCCGTTGGCGAAATGCAGGTTCGTGTCGTTCGCGAGATGCAGCGCGTTGGGCGTGCCGAATATCAGGACGGAAACTACAAGCCGCTTGATCACGCCGCCCTCGCCAACATCGGGAGCGCGTCATGAAATTCGAGATTCGTAACCGCTGGACAGGCGCAGTGCAGTGCAGCTGCGAGCTGAGCGCGGAAGTCGCCGGAAAATCCTACTCGGCACAACTCGGTTTTGCAGTGATGGCGGCTCGTGAAAGCAGTGCCGACCTGCGCGGTGCCAACCTGCGCGGTGCCGACCTGCGCGGTGCCGACCTGCGCGGTGCCAACCTGCGCGGTGCCGACCTGCGCGGTGCCGACCTGCGCAGTGCCAACCTGCGCGGTGCCGACCTGTGCGGTGCCGACCTGCGCGGTGCCGACCTGCGCGGTGCCAAAAACGCAGAACTCGCTATCGCGAAAACGCGAATCCTGCCTGACGGCGATTTGATCGGCTGGAAGAAATGCCGACATGGCGTAATCGTAAAGCTGCGCATTCCCGAGGCAGCAAAGCGCTGCCATGCGTTCGGCAGAAAGTGCCGCGCCGAGTATGCCGATGTGCTGGAAGTTTTCAACGCCGACAAAGGCATTTCGAGTCACGACGGCAAAACCGAGTACGTCGCGGGCACCCGCGTGATCCCTGATGCATTCGACTCCGACTGGACCAACGAATGCAGCAATGGTGTGCATTTCTTCATTACGCGACTGGAAGCGGAGAACTACGCATGAACGCCATCCGCACATCCGAAATCCGCGTGCCGGCCGAACCGTTCACATGGGTTGACTCGGCCGCGTTCCTTGCGCCGATGGGGATTGTGGCGGTGCTGATCCTTCTGGCGCGGTGGTCGGGGGTGATGGCATGAGCGGGCATACATCTACTGCGTGGAGTGGTGGCAAGTGCCGCGTTCCGATGTGGATTGTATGGGAGCGCCAGCTGGGTTTTGTGATGAGCCGGCGAACGGGCCTCAACTTCCAGAGGCATACCTTTACGAAAAACGAAACTTCAACCGACCCCCGTATTGCCATGGCCCGTGCTGTCCCGGTCATGGTGGCCCAATGTCCGGCGAGCCGATCATTTTAAGGGATGGGTGGACTGGCGAAGGGCGACCGATGTGGTGCGCAGTAATGCCGGACTTTGTGAATCTGCAGGAGAGTCCCGCTGGGTTCTCGGCCAGCCCGTTTCAGGCCGTGAACGGCCTCCACGCCGCCCTGCTTGCCGCTACCGGAGACAACTCATGAACTTCACCCAGTCCCAGGCGCGCCGCGACAACTCGCTCCCGCCCAATAACGACACATCTGCCAGCGAACGCCGCGACGCCTTCCTGGCCGATCAGATCCGCACGTCACTCGACCCAATGGATCGGCTCATCGTGAAGCATGCTGATGCGCTCAACGAGAGTGTCGAGGCTATCAATCAAATCATCGTCGAGGCGAACTGGACGTGGCGGCGGCGTACTGAGTGGGCGGATGAGTGGGACATCGCGCTATCTGACGGCATGTCACCGCGCAACGACCGCACGCTCGCTATTTGCGAACTACTCAAGACCGGCGCGGACGATTGCCAGCTGGGCAAGCTGATCCGTGAAGTGACGATGGACTCATTTGCCGAGCGCTGCGTTAGTGCGGCGGAAGACGAGGTGATGTCGTGAGCGAGCAGATCAAAGGTGGCGGGCCGGCGTTCCCAACACTTGATTTCATGACGCCAGAACGAGTCGCAACAAATCGTCCCGGCATGACCCTGCGCGATTACTTCGCGGCAAAGGCGATGCCGGCCATCTACAAGGACTACTGGGAAGGCGTCCGGCTGCATGAGTTTTCGTGTGATGACGAAACGTGGCCGATGAATTTGGCGATGGACGCCTACCGCATCGCCGACGCCATGCTCGCCGCCCGCGAGGCCAAGCCGTGACCACCAAGACAAAAGCAGCTAGTCGGCGGGCAGGCCGATCCGTAGAGACGTAAAGCTGGCTGCTTTTGTGTTCGTGGGCGGCGTGGAAGGACACGCAACGGTGCGACAGACAAGGTTTCTGTGACGTATTGACCGAATGCTAGCTCATTTGCTGGCACGCCCGGGCTGAGGTCAAAGCCGGTATCAAGCCCGGCCCCACGAACAACCTATTAACCGGAGAGTGTGATGAAAATTACCCAATATCCAGCAGCCGTTTGGACTTTGCAGCCGGGATTCAAGCCTGTTCAAGTGGTACTTATCTCGCGCTATTACGAAGGATGGCATGCAACAAGTTCCGGTAAGACATACCACGAAAGCAAGGTTTTCGCCCTGAAGGAAGAGGCGATTTCGTTTGGGCGAAGCGAGATTGACCGCATGCGCGCTGATATCGAAAAGCGAGCAGAAAGCATTGATAAGAAATCTGCTGCGCTAGACAAAGCTTCAGCCTAACCCATTAACCACAGCGACCCGGCGCTGATCCGGGAAGGGATTGAGATGTCAGAGGCAGAGACATACGCAAGCGAGCAACGCGAACCCGACGAGCCGATCGCCAATTATCGATATATCCGAGGAGTATGAAATGGGACTGAAAATCACGCGCGCCACCGACCCGATCACTGTCGAGCGCATCAACCTTTGCCTGTACGGCCAGCCCGGATCGGGCAAGACCTCACTGGCGTTCACTGCCGATGCTCCGCTGCTCCTGGACTTCGATGGTGGCGCTTACCGTGCCTGCAATCGAAAGGATGTTGTGCGGATCACGTCGTGGGAGGATGCGGCCCACATGACCGCTGGCGACCTGTCGGATTACCACACCATCGTGGTTGACACCGCTGGCCGTGCGCTGGACTCCCTGACCGCTGACATCATCCGCCGCAACCCGAAGGCCGGTCGAGGTGGTGCGCTGACCCTGCAGGGCTACGGCACGCTCAAAGCCGAGTTCGTCGCGTGGCTGAAGATGCTCAACACGTTCGGCAAGGATGTCGTGCTGATCGCGCACATGGACGAGCAGCGCAACGGTGATGACGTGCTGGAACGTCTTGACGTCCAGGGCGGCAGCAAGGGCGAGATTTACAAGGCCGCCGATGCGATGGGCCGCCTGTTTGTCAAGGGCAGTAAACGCGAGCTGGACTTTTCCCCGCGCGAGCACTCCTTCGGCAAGAACCCCGGTCAACTTGACGTGTTGGACGTGCCACACCCGGACACTGCCCCGGCGTTCCTTGCCGGCGTTGTGCAGGCAATCAAGGACAAGCTCAACGCCATGACCGCAGACCAGATGGAGGCGCATGTGGCACTGGAGAAGTGGCGCACTACTATCGCGGACCTTGCGGCCGTGGAAGACTTCAACGCCATGCTGGCCGACGTCAAGACCGCGCCCCGTGCAGCGCAGGCCCTGTTCAATGAGGCAGCGAAGTCGCGCGGTTACACGTTCGACAAGGCGGCTGGCGCGTATGTGGCACAGCAGAAAGAGGCTGCGTGATGTTGACGCGCGTATCCAGCATCGAGACGTTCCGCAGGTGGCGGCAAGATGAAGAGGCTACAGCCGCCGACCTGGTTGAGCGCCTGACGAACTTCCAGCCAACGGAGCCGATGCTTGCAGGCACGGCTTTCCACGCCGCGCTGGAAGTCGCCAAGCCCGGCGACTATGACCGGCTGGAAGCAAACGGCTACACGTTCCTGCTGCCCGATTCGTCCATTGCACTGACGCCCATTCGCGAGCTGCGCGCAAGTAAGCGATACGGCCCGATCGTCGTGACCGGCAAGCTGGATGGCTTGTACGGCAAGCGCGTGGAGGATCACAAGACCACCGCCAGCTTCAACCCGGACGGCTACTTCGAGGGCTGTCAGTGGCGGTTCTACCTGGACATCTTCGAGGCCGATGTCTTCCGCTGGAACGTGTTCGTCATTACCCCCGTTCCGAAGCTGGACAAGACCTACACCGTCAAGCCGCCGCAGCTACTTGAGCAATGCCGTTATCCGGGCATGCACGACGACTGCATGGATCTGGCGGACGACTTCCACGAATTCGCGGCGCAGTTTATGCCCGATTACACACCCAATCTTGAGGCGTAATAACCATGGCAAGGGCATCAACAAAGTGATTCTGGTCGGCAACCTTGGCTCGGACCCCGAGGTGCGCAGCACCGGCAGCGTCACCACGGTGTGCAGCTTCAGCCTGGCCACTTCCGAGTCGTGGACCGACAAGCAGAGCGGCGAGAAGCAGGAACGCACCGAGTGGCACCGCGTAAAGGTGTTCGGGAAGCTGGCGGAAATCAGCGGTGAGCGCAGCGAATCCGCTGCATTGACGAGTTAGGTTGCCATGCCAGAAATACAGATTGACGCAACGAGCGATGAAGATGTCGAGGTGAGCGTGGAAAACGCCGAACTTAGTTGGATACGCATTGCCGTTGCGGGCGTGACGCTAGAACTGCGGTGGGAGCAGGCAGACAGTTTGTTTCGCAACCTGCGCCCGTTTTTTGACGACGACACTGCAACCTAACGACATGGTAAGCGGCGGCGGAACGCCGTCAGCTTGACCGAATTGTTAGCCGCAAGGCTACGGAGGAAAGACCATGGTTAACCAAATCGTGAACAAGCGAATGGTGCTGAATTGGGACCGCAAGATCAAGGAACGGCAGGACGCCGTGGCGAAGGAGCGCGACAAGCTGGATGCGGTGATCGGCGAACTCGAGGATCTGCGCGAATGTTGCGATCGTGCATATAGCGACCTGCAAAGCGCTCGCGATGCGTTGAGCGAACTCGTTTGACGGCTAACGCTGGAATTAACCGGAGCCGCAAAGCGGCTTCCGGTTGAATGACTTGTTAGGGCGCAGACTAGGGGATTGAAATGCTGAAAGCTGAGATTAGAGGGGAATACGACTTTAGCCGCGCAAAGGATGCGCTTGTCGTCTCAAATGAATTGAACCAGCGCGTTGCGCTTTTTCTGGACGAGAACCGAAAAGGCGATGTTATCCGCGTCGCGGTGGACTTGCCGAATTGCTCCGGAACGAGAGCCTACGCCATCAACTTCGATTGGTTGATGGATCACTTACGCCACCTTGAACCCGAACGTGCGCCCTAACGCGTGATATGCGGCAAATCTGCTGATATGCACGTGTTACGCAAGCATTAACTTCCGCGCCACAAAACGCACAACCACGCCATTTTCAATCCGATTATCAGGGCGCAACGATGGATAACACCGAAAACAAAGGCAACACGATGCGCGCGCAGTTTGAGGCGTGGTGGGAAACCACCGAACAGGACGTATCGTTCCCGCACGAAGCGGCTCGCTCCGCCTACCAAGCCGCCCTTTCCAGCCCTTCCGTGGTGGCGCTGGTGGACGCTATGGAAGCGTTAGACCAGATCGCACACACCTGTCGCGCAGGTGAGCCCTCAGGTGAGACCTACTCGGTTGACGGCCACCGTGAATGCGTTCGTATCGCGGATGCTGCACTCGATGGCCGTTCTACTGCCGAGCCATTAGCGCAGCACTCGGACGATACCGCTGTCGATGCGTTCGCCGCAGCGATGAAAGCCAAGCTCGCCGAGGCGCGAGCCAAGGGCCGTGGCGGCTGGCAGGACAAGGACGACTGCCCGCAGCAGCGCCTATCCGACATGCTCCGCGCGCACGTAGCCAAGGGCGACCCGCGCGACGTGGCGAACTTCTGCATATTCCTGCACCAACGCGACGAAGCGATCCTGCCGGCCCAGCCCCGCGCAGTGCTGGATGGATGGCCCAAGTTGTCTGCCGACGCACGAATCGGCAATACGGTATTCCGCAAAGGCGTCGGCTCCGATCTTGTCGTGCAGCGCGCCATTCGTGAACAGCAGTACCACTCCGAATCGGCCCAACGTGCGGAACGGCAGGTGGAGGCCGTCGATCCTGCTGCGAATTGGCCCGAGGATGCCGGTCACGAGAACGGCAAATACGAGTGCGTCTGCGCTAGCTGCGGCAGGCACTTCATCGGCCATAAGCTGCGCATGACGTGCCGACTCTGCCACGCGGCGCATACGTGGCCTGTCGCCTGCGCTTGGCCGGACAAGCCATTTACCGTTCGCGACGAGCCGGGAGAGCACGACCCATGCTGGCTGGTTATGCCTGACGGCGCGTCGCTGGCGTTCGTCCACCACGCCACCAATGGCGTTGATCAGGCTAGGGCACAGTTCGTAGCGGACGCCTGCAACGCCTACACCCACCCCGCCGCGCCCGTGGGCGCGCCGGATGCAGAGTCATTCGCAGGTTTTCGGATAGTCGAGAACGCGGATGTACCTGACGGTGAGATCTGGGTATACGACAAGGCGAAGGTGATGACCGCCACCCCATCCGCGCCGCAGGGTGAAGGGTGATGAAGAACTTCGAGCGAGTGGACATCAGGCCGGCGTATGACGCTCACGGGAAGATCGTGCACATGGTCACGTCAGGCGGCTACGTCATGGTCAAGCGACCGCACGCCATGCCGTTTGTGCTGTCGTTGAAGGAATGGGCAAAACTGCCGAAGGAGCGCAAGTGATGACGATGACGATTGATGGTGTAGAGGCTGATCTGCGCAGGCTCGGGTACAACGGATACGCCGATGTGATCCGTGCCCACCTCGCGCAGCCCGCGCAGGCGGTGGATGTGGATTACGTTCCGGGCGAGCTTGACCGGACGGCACCAGAGCGCATCTGGCTGCAGATTGACACCAACCACTACGGCGACTCACGCGACGAACCGTGGCCCGGCGCTGACGGCGTGACGTGGCAGGACGAGTCAGTCGGAGGGCTGGAAATCCAGTACGTTCGCGCAGACCTTGTTCACCGCGCCCTTGCCGGCGAGAAGGCGGAGGGGTGGAGGGATGGGTGGACCGCGCGGCGGGTTGAGGAATTGCGACTGTGGCACGTCCATTCGCCATCGGGCGATATCGCTGGCGTGTACGACCAGGCGGCAGACGTGCATGCCGAGGTGCTGCGCCAGCTCGCGCAATCTCTCCCCACCCCTCCCACTGATGGGGAGGGATAGGGGATGGCTGAGTATTCCGGCCTGCGAATTGGACGGCTTAACGTCTACGCCGGCATGGTCGCACGCGGCAATAACGGCGTTAACCCGCCGTGGCTCGGGTTCTGCTACGGCTACTGGCTACCAAGACTTGCCAAAGCAAGTTATCTGGGCTGCGTATACGTCGATTTCGCGTGGCTTTGCTTTCACGCATCCATCTACATGGATACTGACCGATGAACGACGAGCTGAGGAAGGCGGCGGAGGCATCAAGGTCGCCGCGCGTTGATGCGCTTATCGAGCGGATGATGCAGAAGTATCCCGGTTTTAGCGCCAGCGCCCAAGCTAGGTACTACGAGGCTGTGCACCAAGAGCTTGCGCCGCTAGCCCGCGACCTGGAGGCGGAGAACGCGCGGCTGCAATCCCGCCTCGCTGCGGCGAATTCGCTGCTGCGGGAGGCGTCGAACTATCTAGACCGGGACTGGGACGACTCATGCGATGTCGATGACAGGATTGCGGTCCACCTGCAAGGAGCTGGCGATGAAGCTCCGAGCACACCGGAGAAGGCAGAGTGAGCGTCGAAATCGACAAGTCATTGCGCGACACGCCAAATCCGGGAAGCGATGCGGCCATTACGCTGGGCTGCAAATGCCCGGTCATGGATAACGGACGAGGTCGCGGTTACATGGGCATAAAGGGACTGTTTGTGTATTCCGGGGAATGTCCGATCCACGCGAAGAAGGAGCGGGCAGAGTGAATACACCTTGCGGTTTCGACTTTGAACATCAGCGCGTAACTCGACTGTGGTCGCACAAGGGTGCGTCTTGTCTGCGGGTGCTGAACATGGTCACGGGCGAATACGTGGACGTGCAGACTTCGGCAACGGGGCGAAGGAATCTCGTCCATGTTGGAGTGCTGGACAAGGCCGCGCTGAAGCGTGAATTGGAGCAGCCAGAGTGAGCCAGAATCCGCAGGCTGAGGTAATAGCAGCATGAGCACTACCCTACTCACCTTCGCCCAGACGTCCGCCAAGGTGGCGATCGGCCGGACATCGATCTACGCTGGCATCGCCGCCAAGACGTTCCCCGCTCCGATCAAGTCCGGCAAGCGGTCATTGTGGGTCGAGTCGGAGGTCGAGCAGTGGATCGCCGACCGCATCGCGGAACGCGACATGGGTCAGAACATGGGTAGGCGGGACGCCGCATAGCAAAAAGCCCCGAATAAACGGGGCCTTGGCTTCATGCAATGGCGGAGAGGGCGTCCGCGAGCCGTGTATTCTGTACTATCCGGCATTGTTCGGCAAGCCGCGCCGCTTCGCGCTTCCCGCATGATTTCATGTTCTGGATTGTTTCGTCCTGTTCGCTACAATCCGTGCACCGAACATGGGTAGGGACGTGGGTATGGCGAGGGCGCTCAATCGGTTGTCAGCGCGTCGCGTGGCGACCGTGACGGAGGCAGGATACTACGCCGATGGCGGCGGCCTCTACCTGCAGATGACAGTCACCGGGGCGAAGTCGTGGATCTTCCGCTTCACCCGGCACGGCAAGACGCGCGACATGGGGCTCGGTCCGCTCCACACCGTGGGGCTCGCTGAGGCGCGCGTAGCGGCGGCGGCGGCACGAAAGGCCCTGCTCGACGGCATCGACCCGCTCGACGCACGGCGGGCCGCGTTGGCGGCCAAGGCTGGCATCCCGACGTTCGGCGAGGCTGCGACGGAATACATCGCCGAGCAGCGCAAGGGCTGGACGAACCCGAAGCATGCCGACCAGTGGACGAACACGCTGGGCACCTATGCGATGCCGACGATCGGGCAGAAGACGGTGGACGCGATCGACACCACCGACCTGCTGGCGATCCTTCGGCCGATCTGGGAAGCCAAGACCGAGACGGCCACCAGGGTCAGGCAGCGCATCGAGGCGGTGCTGGATGCCCAGTATGCCCAGCGGCACTGGGACAAGCAGAACCCGGCGCGCTGGCGCGGCCACCTGGCCAAGCTGCTGCCCAAGCCGTCGAAGGTGCGCGAGGTGAAGCACTTCGCTGCCCTTCCCTACAAAGACCTGCCGGCGTTCATGGTCAAACTGCGGGCCGACAACTACACCGCCGCCCGGGCGCTGGAGTTCCTGATTCTCACCGCAGCCCGCACCAACATGGTCAGCAAGGCGAACTGGAACGAAATGGACGGCGCGTTGTGGACCGTGCCGAAGGAGAGGATGAAGGGCAAGATCGAACACGCGATACCGCTGTCGACGGCTGCGGTTGCGCTGCTTTCGGCTTTGCCTCGTGTCAAGGGGAGTCAGGCCATCTTCCGCGGCGATCGCGGACTCAAGGCGCACATGAGCAACGCGGCTATGGATGCGCTGCTTGAGCGGATGGGCTACGCGCACATCACCGTGCACGGCTTCCGGTCGACGTTCAAGGACTGGTGCAGCGAGCAGACCAGCTTTCCAAACGAGGTCAGCGAGTCGGCTCTGGCACACGTCATCGCAGACAAGACGGAGGCGGCGTATCGGCGCGGCGCGCTGCTGAAGAAGCGCCGGCAGCTGATGGAGGCGTGGGCGAAGTACTGCGGATGAAGATCAGTGGTCAGTGTGCCGCGGCCGGCTTCTTCGCGCCGTCGGGCTTCGCCGGTTTGCACACTGTCCGCGTCCAGCACTTCGCGGCCACCCCGTGCTCGTCGTGCGCCAGGATCTGCTTTGCCGTGCCATCGGTCAGAATGTCGGCCTTGGCGGGGCAGATCACCGACCAACCTGCGCACGGATCCGGCTTAATCGCGGGTCCAGTCTTGCAGCTTGCCAGCAGCAGTGCCGGGATCAGCAGTGCCCACAGTCTGCGCCGGCGCATCCGGCAAGCGTTGCACTTCGACGTCTGTTTCATGGCGTGACTCCAGTTGCTGGTTTGTGGCCTGCGCCGCCTCTGCGGCGTCCTGTGCGGCGCGCGTCTTGACCCGCTCCGCTGCCTTGCCCTTCGACCGTCCGGCCAAGTAGATGCCGGCGACGGCGGCCAGGAGTGCGCCGAGCGCGCACACCCACTTCCACACCTTGGCCCATAGCAGCGCGATCATGCCTGCCCGCTCCGCATGACGTCCGCCAGCGCCTTCGCCCGGGCCGGCGTCTGCAGCGCCCAGGTGCTGGCGAGCATGCTTTCTGCGGCATCGCTCCAGCGCCTCTGACTGATCGCCTGCAGCATGTTCACGAACTTGGATACGCCACCCATGCCCATCTGGAAGCACATCTCTGCCAGCACGTCGAAGCGCTCCGGCTCGTCGTCGATCAAGCCGGGAGCCAATCGCTTCGCGGCAACGGTAGCGATGTTGACGCGGTTGGCCAGTAGATACTCGGCCTCAGCCTCCGTGATGCCGCCACCCGGGCCGATCAGTGTTCCGACACCGATGGTCGGATTGCCGATGACGCGCGTGCCGGGCTGGATGTAGGCGCCCGTGGCGTCGTCGTAGACCTGCAGGCGCAGGCCCTCGTGCTGGCGCAGGCGGTCAGCGAGAGCCATCACGCATGCTCCGCGTTGTCATCGCTGCCCGGCGGCTCAAGCAGCTTCGTCTGCTGCACCACGCGGGCCACGGAAGCCGCGCCAGCGGTCAGCATCGAGCCCGCCGCCAGCCCAAGCTTCATCCAACCCGGGATGTACGGCAGCCAGTCGGGCGGGAGCGCCAGGTAGGCCGTGGTGATCGCGCCGAACAGTGCGGAGAGAATCGCGAAGCGGATGCTCCACAGCTTGTGCCACTGGCTTGCGTTGTCGATCAGCTTCATCGTGTCCACCCCTTCACTGTCGGATTCGGCTCGTGGTCTTCAATACGGCCCAGTCGCCGCTCGTGTTCGGCGATCTGGATCTGCGCCTGCGCCAGTTGCCGAGTGATCGACGGCACATCGGCGAGCGAGGCTTGCACTTGCGTGATCTGCACCTGCAGGCGAGCAATCGCGGTGTTCTGCGCCTGCACGCTGGAGGCGAGCCAGATGATGCCGGCGACGGCCAGCCCCTCGATGATCACGCGCACGGAAAGCATTCGGCTGGCCTTGTCGTGGAGGGGTGCGGTCTGCGGCATGTGGCGCTCGTAGTTGGTCATGGGGCGATCGGCCAGTCGATCGTGCTAGGGAAGCCGGATTGCGCCGGCACATTGCGCAGCGCCGTTCGGTAGGCGGCCCATGCCGCTTTCTGCACGGCGTCGAGCGGCGCGTCGGCAACCTGCGTCCAGTCGCATGCGGAGAGCAGGGCATCGCGCTGCTGGCGCATATCGGCGGCAAGCAGCGCAGTCAGCAGTGACTCGGGTAGCACGTCCACGGCGGTCTCGCCGGGTTGCACGTCGTCGGCGGAGGTGATGGCTCGGAAGCTGGTGGCGGTGATGGCGTACATGGTCAGCGCTCGTAGGTGTAGCCATGCACGTCAACATATAGCCCTGACGCTGGCGTGCCGCCTTGGTAGCTGTAATTGAAGCGTTGAAGACTATCGAGCGACTGAGGAGCGAACAAACGCGTTCCAGGGTTTCCCGGAAGGCCAAGCATGTTATTTGATCCGTCTGGGTCACCGATAATCATGGATAAAGTAGAATCGGAATTGAATATAACAAGGTCGGCCAACTCCGAAGTTACAGGAATGCAACCCGCGCACGAGACATTCGTGGTTGCTATAGCTGCACCGTTAGTCAGGACTCGGAATGGCGCTCCGCCAGTGAATGTCGTATATAGGACATGGCGATCAAAAATTTTGAACGAAAATATATTGCCGCTTGCATCCGTCAGTACGCTACCGAGATAGCGTCGCGACGTGTCGCCAGTCTTCGTGCGCGCGGTGCCGTTGTACGCCGCTGCCGGCGCCGTGGTGACGCATTCGATCGCTGGCGTGCCGGCGTTCTCATACAGATAGACGTGATACCACGTCGATGCAGTGAGCGACAGGCCGGAAAGCGTCAGCGTTGCGGCTGGCGAAACAAGCCGGCCGAGCGACGGCACGAACGCGGCGCCGCTGGTGACGCTGATCGAGGTGGCGCTGTTCCACACCATCTTCAGGCCGCTGATATAATCCTGCGGCCCCGCGCTAGCTTGCTTGACGTTCGTGCCGTCGCCATACAGGATTTGCGCTGTACCTTGGGGCACAGGAAGCGCGATGCCCGCAGCCGTCTTTACCTGAAGCGAGAAGGCACCTGTCGTTTCATTGCTGACAACCCACTGCTGCTGGTAGGCGGGGAACGTCACGACCACGTCTGCCGTCAGCGCACCCTGGAAGCTCAAGATACGCGCGTTTGCTTGAGCGTCGGTCAGGGTAATGTTCGTCGCCGCAACGGCGACGGCTTGGCGCGCGCGCAGATCGAGTGACGCCGGGCGCTTGTCGGAGATCGAAGTGATCGACCCGCCGCCCGCGACAATCTGAGCCATCGGGATCAAGCCAACCGTGAACCCCGTGGTGTTGGCCGAGACGACACCTGCCGCGGTACGTTGCACGTAGTTCGTCAGGTTGGCCCCCAGGGCTACCGTACCCGCCGCGATGGCGATGTTGGCCCCGTTTGAGTAGACGTTTCCCCCGTTGTAGCCGTAGGTCAGTCCCGTCGTCGTTGCGGGATTCGTCCCGAAAGCCGCAGCCAAGGGTGAAAGGCCGATGACCGCCGCGGCGGTCGAGCGCACCGTGGTCAATAGGCCGCCAACGTTTTGCGAGAGTTCGATCAGCTCCGTGCCATCCAACGGCCCAGCAGGGGGCGCACCTGAGATTTTCGTAGCCATGATTGTTATTCCGTGAGTCGGAGGTCGATGCCATTTTCGGCAACGCGCGGGTCGCCGGTTTCGGTCACGCGGGTGTCGCCAGGCGTTTTAAGTAGCGCGGTGTAGGTAATCATTTCAATGATCGCGTCTGCTTCCGATTCGCCCAAACCGATTGCGCGGAAATATAGTGTCCGCCCCGCGAAACTCGGGTCGATCGGCAGGAAATAAGCGGCGTCCATCATCGTGAAGCGGTCGGCAGACGTAATCGGGAACTGCGCAACGCCACCCAAGGAGCGCACGGTACCCGTTAGATCATACCTATTCGGAGTGGCTGGGTACTCGGCGGCGGCGGCGAATTGCCCCAGCTGCGCTCGACCCGTCCCCGGCGTGCAGGTTGCCCAGGCATTCGCCCCGGCGGCGAGTTGTGCTGAGGTTGCATTGCTGAGATCGCCACTGGTGATATCGACCGTCAACGGCTCGCCGCCAAAGGGCTCATTGGCGACCATGCTGCCGAAGATACTGCCCGTTTTGATCGCGGCCACATTCTGCCATGTAGCCATCCCGTCGAAGGAGGCTTGCACGGTGCATCCGAGCCACGCCGAGCTTCCGGTGCTGCTCCCCGCAGCCAAGTAGACCCCCACCGTATCTTGCGGGCGCTGCGCCGGTAGGTTCATCGGGATGAGCGTGGTCAGCCCCGAGTACGGTGAGGCGGGCGGTACCGGCGCGTTGCCGAGGATCGGCTGAACATTCGACGTGTAGGCGCTCTGTCGGTCATAGCGCGTGGTCAGCTTGAGGCTGCCGTTGCCAATCATCATCTCGTCGAGCACGTAGCGCTTGCCCTGGAACTGCAAGGACTCGCCAGCCGCCAGGCTCAGATAGACATCCGTGTCGGCGAAGGGCACGGAGTATTCCAGTGTCCCTTCGAGCGTGGCATAGGCGACCTTGAGCGCTTTGTCCACGGCTTTTGCCGCGTCGCCCGCGGCCATGACGACGGGGATCTGGAACGACTGGTCGCCGATGGCGACGACGTCAACGCTACGCCGCTCAGCCGCGGTGTCGACGACGGTGTAGTTTTGCGCAGGGTCCATGTAGCTGCCCACGACACGGCGGGGAAACTCGGTGCTCTGGTTGCGCAGGTTACTGACGATCGCGCCGTTGTTGGAGTCGTTGCCCTCGATCAGATCGGCGCGGTCAATGGTCACGGCGGTGTCCGCGCCGTAGAGCATGAAGTGCAATTGGGCGTCATACTCGGAGGCGTAGCAAAAATACGACTGAAGCAATGGCAGGAGACAATCCGCAGCGTTTGCTTGGCGCGCAATGGGATACCCCCGCGTCGTAATCGCGGAGAGGGGCGCCACCTCAATATCCCCCAGGGCCAAACCCCCGCGCAACGCGATGGCGGACGCGATGCTGCTGAGCGACAAGCTTCCGGGGGTACTAGTTGACTGGCCATACGGCGGGAGCCACGCGGACCGGTATACCGTCAGACCGGATTGCGCGTAGCCCCCGCCGAGGGGAATGAGTGGGGTGCCCGCGCTTGAGGTATCGACGAAGCTGAAAGTGAGGTTTGCGGCGGATACGTCAAAGCCACCGAAATAGGCGAAATTATATATCCGAACGCCAGAGGCCCCCGCCGGCAGGAGCACCGTACGTGGCAGCGCGAGGGATGAAAATGCAAAGCTCTGCGGAACCGGCATGCTGCGTCCGGTGAACCAAGCGGCAAAATTCGGGACCGTAGACAGCTGAGTCGGGTGATAGTAGTACAGCCAACCCGAGTCCAAGGCGCCACCTAGAGCATAGGTCCGCAGTAGCGACGGAAGATCTTCTTGATGCAGGTAAGTAACCCCCGGAGTTACGATTCCGAAGAGAGGAACGATAACGTACCGGGCCGCCGCCAACACGTCGACGCCAGTGAGGCGAATGCCGAGGGCGCCAACGTCCGGGATCGCATAATCCTGGTAGCACCCCGTAACTACGCTTTGGACTGGGGAGGTCATGTCAGAGTTGGTACCCGAAGGTCGTCGTTTTGGAGATTGACGGTAACACGTTATCTACCGCGGCAGTCGAGGCCGCCGACGCAACAACAAACTGGAATGTCGGGATGCGGTCGCCCGCCCCGCTCACGTCGAAGCTCTTAAATACCGCGACCAAGCTGCCGCGGTAAGCCGGCGTACTGCCGACGCCGGTGATTGCTTCAAGCGTCGGGTGCGGCAGCTGGTCTTCGCCGCCGAACAGAAAGTCAACGTTAGCTTTCCATTTTCGTGAAGCTGTCACCATGGTCGAGCCCGGCCGCACGTCGTAGACGAGCTTTCCGTCCTGCATCACCATGAGCACGGCGCTCATCGTGCTGTCGCGCAGCTCGCTGGACTCGCAGACGAGAATGGCGAAGTCCTGCACGGCAGTATATGTGACCTGCACCGGCCCGCCCTTGCCGTTATCCTTGTGGCGGATCTGCCGGCGCTTGCTGACCTGGACGATTGTGCCGGCAACCATCGCCGAACCCTGCACCCACGCGATTGGGTTGCCGTCGGTCGCCGCTTGCTGCTGGCCGTCGCCGATCTTCGGGCCATTGATGTGCGTCGGGTCCACCGCGCCGCCGATCATGCCGCCGATGGCCATACCGAGCTGGATAGCCGCCGGATTGCCCGCACCGAAGTATGCGCCGATCGCGCCGCCGATGACCGTGCCTATCTGCTGGCCCGACATTTAGCCAACCCTCCGCGCGCCTTTGCGCATGTTGCAGACGGGTAGGAGAAGCTGGACGTTGTCATCGGAATTTCGCCCTCCGAGCGCCAACGGGACGATATGGTCCATGTGGAAACCCGGCTCCAGAGACTCCCCGCAGCAGGCGCACCGGCCCCTCTGACTGACGTACAATTTCGCCGCCAAGTCGGACGATAACCGTCCTCCCTGACCCTTCTCACGGGCCCGCCTATTGTGCTGGTGCGCACAGTGGCGGCCCGCCTCCTTGTGCTGCCACTCGGCCTTTGTTTTCGCGCGTTGCTCAGGGTTCGAGTCTTTCCACGCCTGCGTCATCTCCAAGCATCTCTCGTAATTCTTCTCGCGATACCGACGGCTGTAGCCCGCATGCTTCCCGGCAGCGCGCTCTTTGATGGCGGAGGCGTTCCGCATGCGGTACTCCCTTGCGTAAGCGAGGTTCTTCTCTCGATCCCGCTGGTAGCGCTCGGCCTTAGTCATGGCCGGAAGACCTCAAGGATATAGCCGTCCCATTCTTCGTCGATGCGATGCTCGACGACTTTTTTCACTTGGGCGAACGTATGGATCAGCGAGAGCCCGCCGTAGAGATAGTCGCCGAGCAACCCGACGTGCGAGGGCTCGCCCCGGAACCGCATCAGCACGACGTCGCCTGGCCTCATCGTGTCCTTCGGGACCGGCTCGCCAAGATTGGCGACGAGCATCGCCCTGAGCCCGCCGCCGAGTGGCTCGCGACCGTAGGCTGCCAAGTCCGTGATCGGCCGCCCGAGGGCCGCCATACTGGCCAGCAGCAGCCCCGCGCAGTCCACACCTGCCTTGGTGCGGCCTTGATGGCGGAAGCGCACGGGCGGCGCCAGGTACGTGCGCGCTTCCGCGACGAACGCGACGGTCTCGGCAGGACTCAGCGGCGGCCCGATAGCGCGCACGGTCAGCCCACCTTCGTCGGTGATTGCAGATCGGAACCGTCAGCTCGTGGCAGCTCAGGCTCGGCGCGCATGTTCAGCAGATTGCCGTACGCTTTGCACATCGCCTTCGACTTGTCGCAGTCGCGACGGATCGTGAACGTGTCGCCTGGCGCAATCGCCTGGTACGTCGGGATGACGAGGGTGATCTGCCGCGTGGCCGCGACGTACTCCTCGACCTCATTCTCCCGGCCGGCGTTGGCGCCGGTCTCCCAGTGCACGACGCCGGGCACAAAATACGCATCGGCTGGCGGGGCGAGCGTGATCCCGCCGTCCCAGGCCACGCTGGCTGCCAAGGCGGGCGCCGCGGTGAAGGTCAGCAGTCCCGCGCCGTTGTCGGTGTAGGCCGTCGTTACGACGCCCCCGACGCGCACTTCGGTAATCGCGTACCCCGACGTCACCGGCACGCCCTGAAAATCCTTGAGCGGGAAGGCCGCCGTGGTGCCATCACCGACTCCGATCGAAGCGTTCGTCACGGCGTTGACGAAGCCCACGCTGGAGTCCGCGGTGAACACTCGGTCCGTCTCGGCGCCTACCGTGCCGACAGTCGATCCATACCAGATCAGCGGCATCTTGCAGCGCTCGTCGCCGAACTTGGCGCGGCAGGTGATCGAGGTCAGCTCGATGATCGACAGCTGCTTGAGGATCTGCGTCAGCGAACGCAACTCGATCTTGCACGTCAGATCGTCGATCATCTTGACCTGGCCGACCTGCCCCGCGTTCAGGATGACGTGGCCCATCGTCAGGTCTTCGTAGTTCACGAGGTACTGCACGAATCGCGCGCCGTCGTAGTCGCCGCGGGCGATACCCTCGGCGGTTACACCGTCGGCCGGGTACTCGGCGAGCAGCCCGGCGGCCTCGCTGCTATCCACACTAAGGTCGGCCTTCGTGTCGAGATCGAACGCCGTGTAGCCGCGCTTGGCGCGGTACGCCAGCGCGCCGGCACCGTCGTCATACGTGCGATCGGCGTCGAGGGTGCATATCCCGAAGGCCGGCACGCCAGCTCGCACCGGCATGATCTTCAGCAGGTAGCAAACCGTCGTGGCCGGCTGCTTCAGGTGCGCGGCGAGCGCGGCGGGTACGTTACGGCTCATTCGTCAAGCACCTCAATCAAATCCACGGAGCCGTTCGTGACGTAGCCGCCCGCATTGGCGTCGTCCAGGCTGTACGGAAGGTAGTCCATGTCGAAACGAACTTGCACGAAGAACTCGCCGGTCCACGTCAGCACCGTGCCGTTGGCTGGCGCCGAGCCGAAGGCTACCGTGCCGTCAACCTGCGACACGCTGGCCGCCGTGAGCACGCCGTTGACCTTGATCGTAACGCCCGCGTCGGGCTTCGTGACGATCCGCGTGTACGTGGCGGTCGGGAAGTCCGGCATGCTCGACAGCTTCGACAGCTGGAAGATCGTCGTCGTGCCATCCCCGAGGCCGAAGGGCTCGTCGGTGGCCTGGAAGTCGCCCCAGTCGCGGTGCAGGAAGGTGTGCAGCTTGCCGCGCACGATGAGGAACACCGCCTTGATCGAGCGATAGGCCGCGTCGGGGATATTGTGGAACGGAGCGGTGTACTTGTGGCGGCAGATCGACCACTCGCCGTTGCGCTTCTCGCGGCCCGACGCGATGTTTTGCACGTTCGTCTGGAACTCGGGGCCGCCCGTGAACCCGAAGCCGGGCGTCGGCGGAATCTGGATCGGGTAGAAAGCCACTTACCCGTTCCTCGTCGTCGCGAGGCGCTGCGCGCGCGCGTTGGCCGTCGCGATCTGGTCCGCGGTGCGGCGTGTGCTGGTCGGCTGGACGTAGATGTTGGTCACGATGGTGTTCCCTGCGGCCCGGCCGATCTGGTTGTTCGGCACGACAGTACCGGACTGGTCGCCCATCAACAAGTACGACCGGCCGCCGACCTGCAGCACCTCGGGGCCATTCTCGGCAACCGGGTGGATCGAGCCGGGCGCCGCAGGGCCGCCGGTGGCGAGACCCGCGCCGATCGTACCGGGGCCGAACCCGCCGCCGCTGCCCGCGAAGGCGTTGACGAGGTTGCCCGCAAGGCTCGCCCACCCGCCCGCGCTGCTGCCCGGCGTCGACGACTTCGAGCCACCGCCGGTCGCGGAGAACGAATCGAAGAGCGCCTGGATCGCTTTGTTCGCGACGAACGCGAGGGCCTGCTTGTACATGTCGTCGATCCAGCTGCCGAAGGCACTCTTGGCGCTCTCGGCGCCACTGGTGAAGGCGGTGAAGGCGGTGGTAAAGCCGCCGGTCAGATCGTCGACCATCTTCTTGCCCGCCGCCGCGTTGTTCTGCTGCTGCGTCATGAAATCCTCGATCCCGGCGTGCAGCCCGTTCTCCCAGCTACTCTGCGCCGCCTTCATCGCGTCGAAGTTGTCCTGGGTCGACTGCGCGTCAAGCGCGCCGGCCGCGGTGATCTTGCCGAGCATCTGGAGATGCGTCTCGTCAATCTGCTTGCGCTCGGCCGCTGTCGCACCGATCTTCACCGCATTGTCGATCGACTGACGGTAGGCGGCGTCCTCGGCCTGGATCTTCTTCTGAGTCGCGGCGGTCACCGCGTCGATCGCCTGACGCTCGGCGTTCCACTGGCTGCCGTGGCCGACACCTTCGACTGCCGCCGCGTTCTGGCGCGCCCGATCGGCCTGCTCGTTGGCGACCTCCCGATCCATGTCGGCCAACTTTCGGGCGCCGTCGATCTTGAGGTTCATCAAGCCGACGGCTTGGGTATCGGCGAGGATCTGGCGCTGCGTGGCGATCGCGCTCGCTTGCTGCGCCGCGGTCATCTTGCGGAACTCGGAGCTGCCGCCGGCCAGCATGAGGTTCAGCGCCTTCTGCGCTTCGCTGTAGCCGTCGGTGCCGGCCAACTGGCCCCGCAACGTGGCGAGCTGCCCTTCCTGCGAGTTCTTGAGGTTCTTGTACGCCTCGGCCGCTGAGTCGACGGCAGTCTTCGTGTGCTTGTGGCTCGCGATGATCGCGTCTTGACCCGTCGCGAGCGCCAGAGCCGCCTGATACCGCTCGTCTACGTCCTTTTTGTAGTCGGCGGTGCCGGTTCGGTAACGCTCGTCTTGCTTAGCCTGGGCGTAGGTGCCCTCGACGACCTCGGCCTTGGTTTTGCCGTTGGTTTGGATGAACTTCAGGGAAGCCGCCCCCGCGGCGTCCATCTGAGCACCGAGGTCTTTGAAAAACTTGCTCGAAGCCGTCGCCTGCGCCACGAGGTCACCGAGTGACGCCGGCAGTGACGCCAAGCCCTGCAGGGCCGCGAAGGCATCCTTGGCGCCATAGACGCGCGTGGCCAGCAAGTCGAGCGCTGGGTTGACGCTATTCATCACCGCGGGGGCGAGTTCCGCCGCCAGCTCCGCCTGCGTTTTGCTCGCCGCCGCCGTCAGATCGTCAAGCGACCCGCGCGCGTGCGCAATCTTCGCGTCCAGCTCGGCGATCTTGGGGTCGAGCAGCATGCCCGGACCGCCGCGAGCCGTCGTGCGCTCCTGCTGATCCTGCAGCTCCGCGCGTTTGGCGATGAGGTCGTCTAGCTCCTTGCGCGCCTTACCCGCAGCATCAGCCGCGCTGTCCAGTCCCGCAGAGAGCGCGCCGGCATCGGGGCGCGTCCGCACGTCATCGTAGGCCGCGGCCATATCTTTGAGGGTCTGAGTGACCTCTTCGTTCCCTTTCGCAACCTCGTCCGCTTTCTTGAGGTAGTCCTCCCAATCCTTGTTGACCTTGTAGATCGCGTAGCTCACGCCGGCAATCGCTGCGATGGCCAGGCCCCACGGCCCGCCGACCAGCCCGAGCGCGAAGCTACCGAACGACTTGGCGGCGCGGCCGGCCGTAGCTGCCAGGCCACCGAGGGCCGCTTCTGCCGCCTTCGTCTCGGCCACGCGGGCCTGCGCCGCAGCGACGGCGGTCTCGGCGGCGGCGAGCCGACCCTGAGCGGCGGTGAGCCGCGTCGAGATGCCCGTACCGAGCGCCATCTCCGCGTTGACCCGCGCCTGCGCCTCGGTGGCCGCCGTGATGGCGAGCGCCAGACGCTCTTCTGCGGCCTCCATGACGATTGCCGAGCGCGAGGCTTCATTGAGCGCCAGCTGCTTCGCTTTCAGCGCGATGGCGCTTTCGGCCTGAGTCTGAGCCTCAAACTGGATGGCTTGATTCTGCGCGATGAGCTGCGCGCCATTGGCCTGCCGGGCAACCAGCATCTCTTTCTGTGCTGCAGCGGCGGCCTGCTCGGCGGCCGCCGTCGCGGCAATCTTCTCGGCGTAGGCAGCCTCGGCTGCTGCTGCCTGCCGGGCGCCCTGGTACTCCTGCTGCAGCCGGACAACCTTGCTGGCGCCGGTGTTCGCCGCGCCGCCGGCAATGCGTGCGAGACCGCCAGCACCGATCAGCGTGACGAGGCTGGCCACGCGGGCAAGGTTGTCCGCCAGCAGACCGGCGCCAGCTGTCGCAGCGTCATTGAACAGGCCGCCGCTGACTTCCGTCTTGAGGTTGAACCAGGCGGTCTGGACGCGATTGAGGTTGGCGTTCAGGCCGTTACTCGCATCCTCCCAGCCGCGGCCGGACTGCTGCAGCGCCTGGACGAGCGCCGGCAGGAACTTCGACGTGGTGAGCGCGCCGGCCTCAAGCAGCTGATCGAACGACTTGCCAGCGAGGTCCGTGCCCTTGGTCATCTCCATGACGGCGTTCTGGAAGCGCTGAGCTGCACCGGGGATGGCCTGGCCCAGCTGCAGCCGCAGCTCCTGCGCCTGGATTTTTCCCTTGGCGAACATCTGCTCCAGCGCCAGCAGCGCGCGACTGCTCTGCGTCGTGCTCAGGTGCAGCGACGTCGCCGACTTGGCGTAGGCGTCAAACAGCTCCTGCTGATCCTTCATACTCACGCCGGCAGCGGTTGCCGACGCCGAGAGGTTGGCGAAACCCTGCGCCGCGTCGGGCATCACGAGGCCGAGCTTGGCCGCCTCGCCGGTCACGAAGCTCATCGCGTTGGCGGCTTGAGCCGAACTGCCGGTCGCCGCGATGAGGGTGTAATGGATGGCCTGCAGCTGCTTCTGGGCGTCGATCAGCGAGCTGAGACCTTCCTTGACCAGGTAGAAGCTGCCGAAGGTCTCGGCCGCACGCTTCAAGCCCAGCAGCACGCTGGCCGTCTCGCCGGCTTTCTTGCTGATTGCCGAGAGCGAGGTGTTGGCCTGCGACGCGGCTTGCACCATACCCGACCGGAAAGCCGTGGAGTTCAGTCGGAGTACGGTGTCAAGGGTCGCTACGGTGGGCATTGGCCGCCTCGAAAGCTCGGGTGAATGGGGACTTCAATTTGTCCAGTCGCGCCTGCTCTTCAGCTTGCTGGCGCTGCTTGCGAGCCTCTTCGCCCTCCGGGTCCGCCTCGATACGACCGTAGACCTCGATCTCTGTCAGTTGCTGGGACGTCAGCCCCTCCAGCATCAAGCTGGGGTGGGCGTGTCCGAGTCGCCAGGCGAGCTGGAAGGCTGATCGGAAACGGACGTCCCCTCGGATTTTCCCTCGGTCGCGGCGACCGCCTCGGCGCCGATCCCGTTGAGGCGCGAAGCCACGTCGTTGAGCTTCTGGATCGTCGGGCGGGCGAACATGCCGACCTCTTCCGTCGTGAGCAACGGCTTGCCGTCCTCACCGATCAACGTCCTGGCCACGAGGCCCGCCCAGTATTCCTTGACGTCGACTTCGCCATTCGGCCATGCGACCCGCTCCCAGTCCAACCGATCGTTGGCTGATAGGGTAGTGAGCACGACATCGCCGCCGAGTTCTTCGACGTAGACGGTTTCGGTGGGCAGCTTCGTGGCTGCGTCGAGCAGCTGTTCACGGGTGAGACGGGACATGGCAGGTTCCGATCAGTGAAGGGGAAAAAGACCGGCCCCGAAGGGCCGGCAAGATGCCGCCGGGAATTACGTGGTCGGGCCGCCGGTGCCGCTCCAGACCTGCACGCCGGACGGGCGGATGGTAGCGGTGAACATCATCACCGCATCGGTGCCGCCGGTCACGCCGAACTTCTTGATCGTCGCCGAGTAGGAGAGGATCGAGCCGTCCGAATAGGTGTTGCGGAACATGAAGGTGCCCGCCGCGCCCGCGTTGTCACGCAAGGCGTTCTGGCCCGCGCTGAGCACGACGCGCTGACCGGTCAACGTGACGTTCTGGCTGTCCTTCAGGCCCGCGATGTATTCCTTCGCCGTCGACTGCAAGTTGGTAGCGTCGAGATCCGAGGCTTCCTGACTGACGTCGGGGATATCGGTGTTCTGGCTGACTTCGAGGTAAGTGGCGCCAGCGTCCACGCTGACTTCCAGCAGGAAGCCCTGCGTGCTGACGGCGGCGTTCTTGGCGCCGTAACGCAGGCCGGTGTGCCGGATGATGCGACGCGGGCCGGCGATCATCTCGACCAGCGCGACGAGAGCCCGGACGATCAGGGCGTAGAAGGTGGAGAGCTGTTTCATGTCGGTGGTCCTCGGTGATGGTTAGGGAAGCCAGGCTGCAACGTCGAAGCTGACGCGATGGAGCTTCGTGTCCTCTTCGTAGTCGTCTGGGTTGTCCGTGATGCTCCCGACATTCAGCCCCGAACGCAAGGCTACCTTAGCCTGCGCGGCGAGTCCATCGGCTTGAGCATATGTCAGCGCCCACACGTCGATCTGCCGGCGCCCGCGATAGGGGCCTGCACCGCGCAAGTTCTCGTTGTCGCTCCCGGCGACCTTCTGGTAGGTGATCCGGGGACGCGAAGCGGGATTGGCGTCGCCGAATGGCGTCGTGGGGGCGAGCGGGGTCAGCGCAGTGACGATCAGGGTTTCGAGGCTCATAGCGGTCGGCCCCATTCCAGCTCGATGATGCCCTGCAGCGTATCAGCCATGACGGTCACCGCCTCTTGGGCCTTGCCTTCCGCGGCCGGCCGCATGAAGGGGTACGCGCGCGAGCGCGAGGTGCCGTACTCGACGAACCGGCCGTAGAATGCCATGCCCTTCAGGTCGACGCTGAAGACAATGTTGTCGCCCATGATCCCGCGGTCATGGGTATAGAGCGAGCGAGCCATCAAGCCGGTGATCTTGGCGGGAAACGCGGGATGCCCGGCTTTCACCAGCACTCGCGCCTCGCGCAGGATCACGTTGGCGCCCTGGCGCAGCGCCTTGCGTCCGGCAGCGCGCGCAACCGTCGTGCCCATCTGCAGCAGATGCTGCTCGAAGGCGGCCAGATTGGGCGTCTCGAAGTTAAAGTCCATCGGAGGGCCCCACGATCGCCAGCAGCGTCACCATCTCCCCGCCATTGCTCTCGCGGATGACCTTGATGTCGTAGACGCGGCCCGAGGGGCGCCGGAAGCGCCACTTCATCGGGCTAGCGTCCATGTCGAGGCCCGGGTAGGGAAACAACGTGACCTCCACAATGTCGGTGCCGGTGTCCGCGCCGGCCAGGACTTTCTCGCCGCCGCCACGCATTGACTTGAGGCTGGGCGGGTCGATCGAGGACCAGACCGACTTCGGCTCGGCCACCCAGGACGTGATCGGCGTGCCGTAGGCATCGGTGCCCGATGTGACGAGCTGCTCCAGCGTGATCTCGTGCGGCAGGCGGCCGGCGCGCACGTCAGACTCCCTGCTGCACGCGGTCGGGGAAGAGAAGCGCGGTCACGCCGAACGGCAGCTCGATCGCGTTGCTCAGCTCGGTGATGACGTACTCGCGATTGACCGCCCAGCCGGCGAACAGCAGGATCACGGCCTGGATGAAGGTCTCGTTGGCGACCATGCCGAACCAGATCGCCCGATCGGCTTTCTTCGCCTCGTTCCAGTCATGGCTCAGCTTCTCGAACGCGAGGGCTGCCAGATCAGTCGTCGAAGTGGTGCCGACGACCATCGCCTGCCAAGCGGTGTATGCCGCGTCGTAGGCCGCGGCTGCAGCAGATAACGCTGCCGGAGCAGTCGCCCTGGCTGCGTCGAGCGCGGTCTGATCGGCATAGACGTTACGATTGAGGAAGTTGCAGCAGTGGCGCTCAGCGGCATCCAAGTAACCTTGGAGCAACACGTCTTCGCTGGCCCAAGTAATGCGACCCTGTGCCTTGGCCTGGTCCAGCGTCACGATGCTCATGCGAGATGCCCTACGTAGGACGCCGGGTTGGCGTGGCCCCACCGGTACAGGTGGAACAGGTATAGGCCCAATGCTACCCCAACGCGGCCACCGTTTGCACGGGCTGCATCGCAGAAGAGCTGGTCGAAGTGGATCGAGCGCTCGGGGAACGGGTGCGCCAGCCAGGTCTGCTTCGAGAACAGCATGAGCATGCCGGCGGCCGGGCCGATCATCGGCTTGACCGCCGTTCCGTGCTCGTTCCAGCGGCTCTTGGCGATGGCGACGTGCTGGCCGATGTCCGCCTCCTCGCTGAGCCGGCCGCCGTGCAGCTGCTCGGGCGAGCGGATGCGATTGGTCATGGCGCCGATCACCGCGAAGTTGTCCCGCTGAGCCTCCACGATGGCTTCGATCTGCTTGCCCCACTGCGGCATCAGGAACAACGTGTCGCCGTCGCGCGCGCAGATCCAGGCGTCGTCAGGCAGCCGCTCGATGGCCGCGTTCAGGCCGCCGCCGATGTTGCCGGTCACCCATGGAACGACATGGTGGATCACGATGCGGACTCCAGAACCTGACGGCGGATCTCGTTTATCTGGTCGAGATGGTAGTGCTTGCGGACGTGCTCGGCGAGCGCGGCGCCAGCGTCCTCGGCGAACCGCGGGTAGGCCGCCAGTGCGCGCATGTGATCGTGCCAGTCCTGCGCGCTGCTGGCGTAGAGGACGTGGCGGTCGTCCGCCGGATTGCGGTAGGGGCGCACGTCCGAAGCGATCAGCGGCAGGCCCTTGGCGCCGGCCTCCAGCGTCTTGAGGTTCGACTTGCACCGGTTGAACGGGTTGTCGAGCAGCGGCGCCAGCGCAGCCATATGGCCGTCATAGAGCCGCATGTAGTCGGCTGCCGGGCGGCTGGCCTGCTGCTTTGCCTGCGGCACGAGCGCGTGCATCCGCTTCCACTCGGGGTGCGCGTCGACCCCGGCAATCGTGACGGTCTCCTGATCGAAGACGCTGCGCAGCGCCGAAACGTCGGGGACGTGACTCGGCCCGGCGGCATAGACGAAGGTGTCACCCGGCGTGCGCGAGCGCGTGAACTGACCGACATCGAAGGGCAGCGCATTGGGCACGACGACCACGTTGGGGTTGACCGCCGCGACGTGCGCAGCCAAGTCATCGTTGGTGACCATCACCACATCTGCCGCGGCAAGGCAGGCGCGGATGCGTGCCGGCGTGCCGCTGATCGCCCAAGCCCGCGCCAGATAATGCTCGGGCGGCAAGTCCCACAAGTCGTCGAGGTCGGCGACGATGCGGAAGCCCGCGCGCCGCTTCTGCTCAAGGAAGGCCGGGCCACCCGGGACGTGGCGGTTGAACACCAGCGTCGGCACCTTGAGGTCGAGTTTCAGGGGCGCGAAGGGGAGCGCCAGCCGGTGGTATCCGCAGGACGTGCGGACGTCACCGTGCAGCTCAAGCAAGGTCATGCGGGCGCTCTCGGATAGGGGTAGTAGAGCTGCGGGGAGCCGATCTCGGCCAGCCAGGTCGGACGATTGGCCATGATCCCTGCAGTCTTCTCTTCGACGCTCAAGTTGGGCTTCGGGTACTCGCCGTAGACATCCTGGCTATGAATGTAGGACGAAGCGCGGATCGGCGAGGGGAACTCAGACAAGCCCAAGGCCCGACGCACGCGGTCGTTACGGCCGGCGTCTTCGTACCCGTAGCGGGTATATGCCTCGTTGTAATAGCCCACGCGGTCGATCATGGCGCGCGTCTGGAAACTGAAGCAGCCAACGGCCGAGTCCCAGAGGTTCATCTCGCGATCGGTAGCCATCAGTCGGCTCTTGAAGATCTCGGGCAGCCCGAGGAAGTCGAGGTTGTGCTCCTGCGACTGCGCAATGAAATATTCAGCCCAGCCGGGCATCACGGGGTAGCAGTCATCATCGAACAGGAAAAAGTAGTCGCAGCCTTCGACGTACAGCTGGCGCAACACTTCATTACGGGAATACGCGGCTCCGCGTCTTCCCATATCGGTAAAAGTCATGGTGACCGCGCCAGGGGGCGCGAGCAGCGGATGGAGCGGCCGAAGCCCGCAGGTGATCGTGCCGATGCCGATCATTTGTTGCGGCGCTGCTTGGCGGCATCTTTGTTCTGCGGCGCATGGCGCAGCATTTTCTCGTCCGGCGCTGGAGCGCGCTGGGGTTTCTTCGGCTTGAGCTTGAGCGGCGGGCAGACCCGCTGCACGACTTCATAGGACATGGTGCTACTCCCGGCTTGGAAGGGAGGCGAGGCGCCCTAAGACGCCCCGCCCTCCAACATCTTCGTCCCTGCCGACGGAGATCAGGTGGCCTGGGTGAACGGGCCGTAGACGAACGATTCCGGCCGGTACACGACCAGAGCCAGGCGCTCCTCGGCGCGGATCGTGACCATGTTCTTCACGAAGTTGTCGCCGTCCTCGGTCGAGACCTGGACATTGGCATCCTCGCGATCGAACACCTGGGCCGCCATGTTGAACGCGCCGACCAGGAAGTGACCGGCCGGGATCGCATTGGTATCCACGACGGGCAGGCGCCACAGCTGCGGGGCGTTGCCGGTGGCGACGTTGACCCACATGTACTCGCCCGAGCCCGTGCTCTTGGTCAGCTCGATGTCAGCCCAGTCGATCGGATTGACCACGATGCCGCTGGCACGGTACTCGGCGATGCGGACCTGCAGGATCGCCTTGCGCAGGGTGTCGATCTTGTTGTCCCCGGCGGCGCGCAGGGCGTCGTCGAAGGCAGTCGCCTGCGGGATGAGGCCGTGCAGATGCTCGCCGGTGCCGTCGCCCGACAGGATCTCGGTCTCCTCGACGTACTTCAGGCCATAGGTCAGGCGGGTGTCGATGTAAGTCGATAGCATCGGGACGTCGGCCAGGATCTGCTTGGACGCCTTCAGCCAGTGAGCCAAGGTCTTCACCGCGCTGTCCACCGTGGCCAGCGACAGGTCGGACTGCGGCTTCAACGTACCTTCCGCCACCGCGGCCGCCATGTTCTGGAAGCCGGTCTCCTGCACGAAGCGCACGATGTTCGAGCCGGTACGGCCCGGCATCAGCAGATCGCGGATGGTGAACGGGCGCAGAGCCGGCGTGATGACGCCCGGCAGCCACATCGGCTGGATGGCCCCGCCCGCGCCGCCGGTGCCCGTGGTGGCGCTGGTGACGTTGGTGACGGCCTTCAGCTGCAGGATCGCGGTGCCCTTGCCCTTCGACGCGAAGGTCTTGAACTCCTCGGACTCGACCAGCTGCTCACCGGCGGACTTGACGACTTCCGGGTCACCGCGGCGACCGGCGGTCTTGATCTCGGCAATTTCCTGCTCGACGCCATTCAGCCGCTCCTGCAGCGCGACGCCATCGGTGGCCGCCTTCTGCAACGCAGCGACGGTCTCGGCCGACGCCTTGCCCAGCTTCTCGATTTCCTCGTTCGACTTGGCGACGAGACCCTTGATCTCGGCGTCACGGGTCTGGAGCGCGGCGGCCAGGGCGGTCTTCAACGCCTCGGGGTCGACGCCGTCCTTGCGGCCGACGCGGTATCCGGTGTGCTTGACGACGCCGGGGTGGAGCATCGCGCCGATCAGGGCGCTCAGACGGAGCATTTTCATGGTTGTTTCCTCAGCTCGGGTTGATGACGGACAGAATGTCTGCCAGTTTCAGATCGCGGCTCGCGTCATCAGCCTCACGCTGACGGAGAAGGTGGCTCAAGCCCTTGCCCGCGATGGCCGCGGCTTGAGTTTTCGAGAAGCCTGCCTCGCGCAGGTGCTCCTCAAACTCCTTCAATGACGGTAGCTTGCCATGTTCCAACATATTTTTCACCCCGTCGATGCGTGCGCCATCGCCGGCCGGGAAGGTGACCAGTGAAACCTCCCAGAGATTGATCTCGGTCAGGGTCACGATGCCCGTCTTCGTGTCCTCCTCCCATTTGGTGGCCACGTAGCCGATCGAGAGGCCGTCCAGCGCGCCCATCCTCAGCAGCGCGTAGGCTTCCGCGCCTCTCTCGGTATCGAGCGCCAGCTGGCCAGTGACCTTCAGGCCCTTGGCGTCCTCGGTCATTGACGTCCAGATGCCGATGGGCTGATCCGACCGATGTTGCCAGAGCATGTTGGGGAGTTTGTTCTTGCCAGCCCATGCCTTCAGCGACTTGGCGAACGCGCCCTTGGCGACGATCTCACCGTAGCTGTCGACCTCCCCGAAGATCGAGCCGTAGCCGGTGAACGTGCCGTCCGCCTGGATCTGGGCGTCCTTCAGATCGAGCGCTTGATTCAGGAACTTCATTTTCATTTCGGCGGCTCCGGTGCGGGTGGCGTCGGCTGGCTGCCCAGCTCGCCCAGTTTGTTGAGGGGCACGAGGTTCGACTGTACGGTCAGCTCATCGCCGCCTTCAATCGCCGGGTCGCCTTCCTTCGCGCGGATCTCGTTGCGCGTCATGTAGCCGTTCTGGCCGCCCGAGGCGTAGAGAGCCGCCCGCGCGGCGCTGTCCCCGCGCTCCAGCTCGTCCAGGTCGAAGGCCAGCACCGAGGTCGACGTGAGCTGCAGCGAGCGGCTCACCGCCTGCTCGATGCGCGTGAGGTAGGCGCGCAGGCCGCCCTTGATCCAGAGCAGAATCAACGTCTCCAGGCTCGAAGCCCACGAGGACGCCTTGGTCATATGGCCGATCAGCGGCGGTGGGATGCCCCACCAGCGGCAGATCTCCTCGACGTTGAACATCCGCGATTCGAGCATCTGGGCATCGTCGGGCTTCATGGTGATCGGCGTGTAGTCCATGCCGTTCTCCAGCACCATCGTCTTGCCGGCGTTGGAGCTGCCGGTGAACTGCTCGATCGACTTGCGGACCTCCTCGCGCAATGCCGGCGTGGCGAAGCTCTTGTCGTACTTGATGAAGCCGCCGGCCGAGAGGCCCGAGCCGAAAATCTTGGCGCTGGCCTGGTCCGTGGCGATCGAGCGGCCGATGGTTTGCCGCGCCATAGCCACGGGTGACAAGCCCACGAGGCCGTCAACGCCGAAGCCCTTGATGTGCAGGATCTCGCTCGCCGGGAAGTTCTCCCGCTCGACGCCGCGCAGGTAGGCGTACTGGATGGCGCCTTTCGTGTCGCGGTACACCGTGACGTACTCTGGGCGCAGTGGGTCGAGCGCGACAACGCGCCCGGCCACCCGGGTCTTTACCGCGTAGGCATTGCCCCAGAGACACAGCGAGGCGACCATCATCTCCCAGAACTCGACGGCCGTCATGTAGGCGTTGGGCGCGTAGCGGAGCATGCGGTAGGTGGAGCTGCCGGTCGCCTTGACCAGCTTGCCGGTGCTGGGATCGAGCTGCTTCAGCTCCAGCGGCAGCGTGGCGACCGTCTCGGAGGTCAGGCGCACGCAGGCGAAAGCCGCGGCCAGCTGCAGCGCCGCGCCGCCGTCGACAAGCACGCCCGCATCGGAACCGACTGACCGGAAGGGTGCCATGCCGTCGCGCGCACCGGAGGGATACCAGCCGCTGCCGAGATAGCCGAGGACGCCCTGGATGCCTTCGAAGAAATGGACGAGTGTGTCTTTAGCTGCCATGAGCCCTGCTCCCGCGCAGCAGTAGTGCGAGACCGAGGAGCTGCACCCCGGCAACGATGAGCGCCCAGGCGGCGCCAAGCAGCATGCCGGTTCCAGAGACGATGAGGGCGGCGCCGAGCACCAGGATCAGCCCGACGAAGGTGGCGGGGGTCATGCGACCACCGGGGAACTGAGAAAACCGGACCAGTCGTCAGGCTTCTCGCCGCCAGCAAGGTACCGGCCCATCGCCATGCAGAGCGCGACGAACGGGTCGATCTTCTTGTCGTTGGTTTCCTTGTACGGGTACATGCGATCCCCTCGATCGACCTTCGCGACGACGTTCGACATGGCCCACTCCATCACCTTGTCGCCATCATGGCGGATTTGCCCATTCAGAATCAAGGCTTCCACCTGTTTCATCGGCTCGTTGAAATTGCGCATGTTGGCCGCGAACTCGACCATCGGCAGGCCCTCGTCGATCAGCCGGGTGGCCAGCATGGTTGCCTCGTGGGGATCGTAGCCGATGTCGACCAGATCGACGACCTTGGCCAGCGCCAGGATGTCCTCCTCGATCTCGTTGTAGCTGGTGATGTTGCCGTCGGTGACGGTGAGCAGCCCCAGCGCCTCGTACTCGCGATAGTGCTCGTTCTGCGGCAGATCGACCGTCGCGCGCGGCAGGTAATACTTGCCGAAGCGGACGAACGTGCCGTCCGGCTCGGGGAACAGCAGCTCCAAGGCGCACAGGTCGACCTTGGACGCCAGGTCCATCCCGAGATAGCAGGTCCGACCGTGGAAATCCTCCAGTCGCAAAGAGTCGTCGGCGCCCGCACGCCACTTCAGCAGGTCAATGAACGCATCGCGCGCCTGGACCCAGACGTTGAGATGCTTGGTCTTGAAGTGGCCCTGCTTGCGCGGGTTGTTGATCGCGTCGCGCTGCTGCGCCAGCAGGAACTCGGCCGAGACGCTGATCCCGAAGTTGGGGTTGGCCTTGCGCAGCGCCGACTCCGAGGTCCAGTCGTCGTCCTTGTCGATCGTGAACACCAGCGCGAAGAGCGTCTCATCATCCTGCGTGCCCTGCAGCACTTTCTGACATTCCAGCCAGTCGGCGCGGCAGGGACCAGCTAGGTTGTCACCGGCGGTGCTGACCACGATGCTGAGCGGCTGCTCGCGCGCGCCCATGCCGGTCTCCATCGTCGCGAGTTGCTCATCAGTGATGTGCTCGTGGTACTCGTCGGTGATCGAGCAATGCGGGCTCGAACCGTCGCCGGGCTTGCCGATGACCGGCTCGAACTTCGCCATGCTGCCCGGCACCGTCAGACTCTTGGCGTTGACCTGGACGCCGAAGCGCTCGCGGAAGTCAGGGCGCAGCGTGGCCATCTGCTTCGCCGGGCCGAAGACCTCCCACGCCTGCTTCTCGTTGGTGGCGCCGCTGAAGACCTCGGCGCCGGGCTCGTTGTCCGCCGTGAGCATGTAGAGCCCGATCGGCGCGGCCATGAGCGACTTGCCGTTCTTGCGCGAGATGTAGCCGCGGGCCTTGCGGAAGCGGCGCTTGCCGGTTTCCTTGTTGATCCAGCCGAAGATCGAGCAGTACCAGAAGCACTGCCAGGGCTCGGGGCGGAACAGCTCGTGCTTGGCAGCCCAGCGGCCCTTGACGTGCGGGAAGCGCGAGGCGAAGCGGGCGGCTTTCTCGGCCAGGTCGAAGTCGTAGGTGTAGAGCCAATCGGGCTGCTCGATGCGCGCGAGGTCGCGTTGGTGGCGCTCGCACGCCAGCCGAATCCACTCGCACGCGAGGATTGACCCGTCGAGCACGCCCGCAACGTAACTCTGCGCCGAGGCGCAGTAGGGGTACTTCGATGGGTCAATCAAAATCATTGTTGGTCGCCTTGGGCTTCGTCGCCGTCACCTTGCCGCGGTCGGCCGGGCTGGCGCCAAGGCGCACCAGCAGGCTCTCGAATTGCTTGACGTACTTGACCTCGATGCGCGGGATCGCGCGGAACTCCAGCGCGTCCATTGCGGCCACGTTGCGCAGCATCATGTGCAGCCGGGCCGCCTGCTCGATGAACAGCCGGTCGCTCTTGCGCAGCACGCCGTCGGGGCACATGTCCACGACCTCAGCCCATGCTTCCTCGAAAGTGATGAAGTGCTGCGAGGGCGCCTCACCGATCGGGCGGTCATCGTTCACCGCGCCGTCGATCCGCTCCTGATACCGGCCGCGGTTGTGCGCCGCCGAGGTGCCCAGCTGGAGGATGTCGGCGGATTTGCGGGGCGGTGGCATCATCAGGTCCTGGTCAAATTGCCGAAGCCGCCATCTTCCTTGGCGGTCTTGGCGCTGTGGCAAGGATGACACAATGCCTGCCAATTGTTCTCGGCGTCCCAGAAGAGGACCGGGTCGCCGCCGTGCGGGATGATGTGGTCGACGTCGGTCGAAGCCGTGACGTGGCCGCGGTCCAGGCAGTGCACGCAGAGCGGATGGTGCGCCAGGTAGCCAAGCCGCGCCGCGCGCCACTTCCGGCCGTACCCGCGGGAGTGCGCCGAGCCGCGCGCCTCATGTACCCGGGGCTTGGGCTTGTCCGGCGCGGTCGCGCGGGCCACGCCGCTACGGTGTTGGGGCGGCCGGCTCGGCATCGCACTGGACCTCGGGCTTCAGCCATTGCACCAGACGGCACATCCGCGCAGCGCAATGGTCGAACGCGGTTTGAGCCTCAAGACCATTGGCGATGATGGTGCCGACCGTCGTCGTTTTGACGTGAACCGGCCGGTCACACAACATGAGCAACTCATCGCCGGGGACAGGGCGCTCAATGCGCGTGGCCACTGCCGCTACTGGCGGGGCATGACCGACCGTCGAGCATGCAGCCAACAACATCAGGCACAGCGGTATCAAGTAGCGACTTGGCCTGAACATTGGTTTTCTCCAGCGCATCGAGTTTGGCTTTGACCTGCAGACTCGCAGCGTCGGTTTTCTTGAAGTCCTTTTGCAGGGATTGGATCTGCTTGCTGTCCCGGGCACGTAGCTCCTTCAGACCGGCGATAGCTTGATCCTGTTCGACGTTGGCGTTAGCCAGCACCTTGATTGTCCCCTCGGCCTGCTGCGTATCGTTGGTGAGCTTCTGGACTTGCGTGTCGAGCTGCAAACCGTGAATCCGCTGCGCAACATAGAGTCCGGCGAGCATCACCATGGCCGCGATCATCGCATACTCGATAATCAGCCGAACGTGACCGAACGCCCAACTCACGCCTTTGCCCGCGGCGCCCCAAAGGCCGCCCCCGAGGCCCTTGGCTGCTGCGCCTACGCTACTTAGGATCGTCATTGCCTTGGCTCCGATTGAGGCCGAGTTTGCTCCACACGAGGCGCTGCAGGACTTGGATCGAGGCATTTGCCCCGAGCCAACCCGAGACGCCCACCGACACCGCCGTCCATTCCTGCGTCAGGTGCATCGACTGGCATATCCACATCACCAGCAAGCCGACCATCCCGGCTGATACCGCTTCTAGCACAGCGCGGCCCCAGGAAACGTGAGCGCCCGCGTCAAGCGTGCGCAGGAGGTACCCGAGGAAGCCGGCGAACGAGGCGAACGATGCGTAGGTGGCGCTTCGCACGACCCACCACCACCAGAGTGCCTCATACGGATCGGGTGGCGGCACGGGTGACTGCATCAGAGCACCGCCAGCGCGCGGTGGTACAGCGCGATGCGCTCCTCCTGCCCGTTCAGACCGCCATTGACCCGACGCGTGATCGCGGAGAAGAGCTGCTGGTCGGCAAGCTCGTTGAGCTTGTGGCTCTCCCAGAACCAGCCGGCGGAATCCGCGGCATGCTTCGGCTCTTCGAGCAACTCAGGGACCTCGGTAAGAGCCAGCCGCAGCGCCTCGCCGCACGCGGCGTAGTTGTCCCGGCCGGTGATTTGGATCAGGCCGCGGCCGCGGTAGCGGTAGCCGTCGCCGGGTTGCGTGTTGCCGAGATCGGTACGGCCCTCGTACTTGGACTGGGCGGCCGTCGGCCCCCACATCTCGCGGACGTACTTGAAGCCGCCGCTCTCGTGAGCCACCTGGGCGAGGAAGGCGGACTGGCGGAACTTGGTGTTGATCTCGTACCCGGCCATTGCGGCGGTGATCGGAGGCGCCCAGAGTTCGGCGCGCATCATCCCGCAGCCGGTGGCGGCGTTGAGCTGTTCGGGAGTCATTTGAGCAATTTCCGCAGCTCGGCGACGTGCCGCGTGATGAGGGCGTGGCGCCCGCCCAGCCATTTCGCGGCTTCCGCCTCGATGGCGGCCAGGCGTTGCTCGATCTCGGCCCCGCGACTGGACTCCGGAAGGCATGGCGGCGCATCAGGGGCGGCTGCAACGGGCGCAACAGGGGCTTCGACAGCCTCGATCGGGGCTTCAGCGTCCACGGGATGTCCTCGGAATGGCCACATAGTGTGGGCGAAGCTACGTCTCTCGATGGCTGCTGTCAAGCCTTCAGCGACTGGGTACTCTCTGGGTAATTTTTGGGTAATTTTTGGGTAAGCTAAGTTATTGATATTACTATTGTTTTATTACTTTTACCTAAAAAACTATAAATAATAGAATAAAGGAGGCTGACGCTTCGTATTATAAATATTACCGCCGCGCTAATTGCTCATTATTTATTCTACGCCGCCGGCCGCCGCGCCGTGCTCTTTCGATTTATTTAAGTGCTTTTGGGTATTTCGGGCTTGACGTGTTGCGGCAGTAGGCGTAGCGTCTACACAAACAGTTACCCAACTAAAGGGAAAAGGCCACCCAAAATGGTTAAGAAGAGACTGGAGTGCGTCCGAACCGACCTTCCTTGCCGGATTTGCGGAAGCTACGAGGCATATAGCTCAAATTACCAGTGCATCGAGTGTGCTCGGCGTAGGTCCTTCGAGCGATCGGACGATAGCCGCCGCAAGGCTGCGGGCCTGAAGCCGACCGTTGGAGCGAAGATGCGCAAGCAGCGAAGGGATGCCCTGGAAGCCGATCGGGCGCTTCGAGACATCGCAAAGCTGTCCGGGGCCTTGAAGTACCATAGCCTGCGACCTTGCAAGCGGGGGCACCGGAACCCGGAGCGCTACACAGTGCACGGCGGCTGCGTGAAGTGCGCGGCGGCTGCGTCTCGACGGCAGTACAGCCGGGTGCGTAAAGGATAGCTGCCCTGCGGGCGGTTGTGTCGAGGGAGGGACCCAGGGCCAACGTCCCCGGGCGGAAACAGGCTTCGCATTGACCGGCAAGCAAGGTCAGACGTTAAAGGCTGGAAGGAAACCGACCGCACCGCCGATACGCCTGCTACAGATGGTTCGGGAGACGCAATAATCGTGCGTCGGGCCGCCTCCGGGCGGCTTTTTATTGCGTCAAATTTGACTCTGGCGACCGAAAACGCTGATTTGAGGACGCGTTAATTTAGC